ATCGCGAAGTTCGCGGACAAGCACGACCTCGGGTTCACCCTGCTCGCCGATCCCGACCACGCGGTCGCCGAGGCCTACGGGGCCTGGGGCGAGAAGTCGATGTACGGCAAGAAGTACATGGGCCTGGGGTTGGCTTTGCACCGTACAACGGTCTAGCGCGCAAGATAGCCGCTAACGCGGCAGAAAGCGAGGCGATCCCGGCGCATGGCTAGGCCGGCCGCGCCGGCACCCTGCCGCTACCCGGACCACCGGGGTAGCGATTGGACGGGGCAAAACGGGAGGGTCATCTGCGGGATTTGCCACCCCCGCCCTTCGACCCTTGGCGCTCCCGCGCCCGAGCGCACGCCGCGCCCGGCCGAACGGGAACCGCGGCAGACCAAGCTGGCCACCGGGGTCGAGGAGGTGCCGGAGGGCGTGATCGCTCGGGCGGTGGCCGACCATCGGCCTATCCGGCGATTCTGCCTGTTCTCCGGCGGGAACGATTCCGGCGTCGTCGCCCACCGCTGCCGAGACGGCTACGACACGCTCCTCTTCCTGGACACCGGCACCGCGTTGCCCGGCGTGGTCGCTCACGTCCAGGAGACGGCGGCTTGGTTGGGGAAGCCGTTGGAGATCGTTCGGCATGAGGGCGACCAATTTCGGGCGCTAGTTCTTGGCCTTGGCCAGGATCGCAGCCGGCCCGGCTGGCATCCCCTGGGGTTCCCCGGCCCCGCCCAGCACGCCCGTGCCTACAACGTGCTGAAGCAGCGGCTGATCGAACGAGTGCTCCGCGAGACCAAGGAGGGCCACCCGCGCTCCGCCCGCGTGGCCTTCCTGACCGGAGTCCGCCGCGCCGAGTCCGCCCGGCGACGCGGCCGGGTGCCGGTGAACAGGAAGGGCAGCGCGGTTTTCGTGAATCCACTCATTGACTGGTCGAACGCGGAGATGCGCGACTACCGCCTCGCCCACGGCCTGCCCGAGTCGGACGTTGCGGCATTGGTCCACCGCTCCGGCGAGTGCAATTGCGGCTCGTTCGCAGCACCCGGCGAGGCGGCCATGCTGCGCTCGCTCTGGCCCGACTGGTTCGAGGACCGGATCGGCAACCTTGAGCGCGAGGCGGAAGCCGCGGGCATCAAATACTGCACCTGGGGAGGTCGCCCGCCCGGCGACCCAGGAGATGCCGAGCCGGTCGGGCCGCTCTGCGCGTCCTGCGAGAACCAACTCGCGCTTGAAGGGATGGCCTCCGCGGCGTGAGCTTCCGGGTGATTCGCTCGGACTGCATCGAGGCGATGGGGGCGATGGAGGAGGCGTCGGTCGACGCGATCGTCACCGATCCGCCCTACGGCCTGGAGTTCATGGGGAAGGATTGGGATCGGTTCAGCCCCGACGACCCGCGGCTGCGGAGCGGGTGGGATCGGGCGGCTGCGCCCCACGGGATCGCCGAGGAGGCGGGCGCGGGCAAGTCTCGCGTCAGCTTCCACACCCGGCGAAGCACCTATCGCTGCACGGGCTGCGGGAAGCGGGATGCCTTCCGAAATCCCCACGATTGCGATGGCGAGTGGGTCCACGAATGGACCGACAGCCGCCCGCTTGAGGCTCTCTCGTTCCAGGCGTGGTGCGAGCTGTGGGCGAGGGAGGCGCTGCGCGTTCTGAAGCCTGGCGGGCATCTGCTCGCCTTCGGCGGCAGCCGGACCTATCACCGGCTGGCATCCGCGATCGAGGACGCCGGCTTCGAGCTTCGCGACTGCCTTCTCTGGCTCTACGGCTCCGGGTTCCCGAAGGGCCTGGACATATCGAAGGCGATCGACAAGGCCAAGGGCGCAGAGCGGGAGGTCGTCGGCAGGCGCGAGAGTGGATTCGTCCCCGGCGGCAATGCCGTCTACGGCGTTTTCTCCGGCGACGATCGGATCACGGCACCGGCCACTCCAGAGGCGGCGAGGTGGGCCGGCTGGAACACGGCGCTCAAGCCGGGCTACGAGCCGATCGTGGCGGCCAGGAAGCCGCTGGTCGGGAGCGTCGCCGCCAACGTGCTGGAGCACGGCACCGGGGCGCTGAATATCGACGCCTGCCGAGTTGGCACCGACGTCGTCGGCTGGGGCGGTGGCGCGGCGGGCGGCGGGACGTGGAACCAGGACAACTGCGGGCTGGCGAAGGATGGCGATCCTCGGCCGGTCAAGGGCAGATGGCCGCCCAACGTCGTCCTCTCGCACCAGGACGAGTGCGAGCCGGTGGGCGTCCGCACGATCACGACCGAGCGTGAGGAGCCTGGCCAGGTCGTCGACGAGGAGGTCGTCGTCTGGCGGTGCGCCCCGGGGTGTCCCATTGCCCTCCTCGACGCCCAGAGCGGCGAGAGCCGGAGTCCAACCGGCCCGGTCCGGCAGGGGGGCGTCGAGGGGTATCGGCCGGGCGAGCGCGGGGACGTTGCCCGAGAGGGCTTCGGCACCGGCTACGGCGACGCGGGCGGCGCATCTCGTTTCTTCTATTGCGCCAAGACGAGCACGGCAGAGCGGAACGCTGGGCTAGACGGATTCAAGCGTGTCGCAGCCTCTGAAATAACCGGCCGCCAGGAGGGCAGCCCCGGCCTGGTCATGGGGGGCGGAAAGGCGAACCCATACGCCGGAACCTCGGGGGACGGCGATGGCGGCGGGCGGCAAAACGTCCATCCGACCGTGAAGCCGATCAACCTCATGCGCTGGCTCTGCCGGTTGGTCACGCCGCCGGGCGGGCTGCTGCTCGATCCGTTCGTCGGCTCCGGCTCGACGGGCTGCGCTGCCGTGCTCGAAGGCTTCAACTTCACCGGGGTCGAGCGCGAGCAGGAGTACGCCGATCTCGCCGAGGCCCGCATCGGCTGGTGGGAGCAGCACCGGGGCAAGGAGGCCGACGAGGTCTTGGCGATCAGCGCACGGAGCGAGCGCGAGGCGGCTCGGCACCGAGAGAGCGGGCAGCTCGGATTGGAGATCCCCTGAGCTGGGAAATCCTTGTCGGCGACTGCCGGGAGGTTCTGGCCCAGCTCCCCGACGGGTCAGCGCAGACGTGCATGACCTCACCGCCGTATTGGGGACTTCGGGACTACCGGGTCGATTCGCAGCTCGGCCTAGAGCGGACGCCGGAGGAGTATGTCGCCAACCTCGTCGCGGTCTTCGCCGAGGTTCGTCGCGTTCTGCGGGACGACGGGACGCTCTGGCTCAATCTCGGCGATAGCTACGCCGGCTCCTGGGGTGCCCAGGGACACCGCGATTCGCCTGCCACTGTCAGCCGCGGGCAGATTCGCAACCACCCGAAGCGGGCGTCGCACACGGGCACGATCCGCGAAGCCGGCCTGAAGCCCAAGGACTTGGTCGGCATCCCCTGGCTGGTGGCCTTCGCCCTTCGTGCCGATGGCTGGTATCTCCGGAGCGACGTCATCTGGGCGAAGCCGAACCCGATGCCCGAGAGTGTCGGGGACCGCCCGACCAAGGCCCACGAGTACCTCTTCCTGCTCTCGAAGCGCCCGCGCTACTTCTACGACGCCGAGGCGATCCGCGAGAACGCGATCCACGAGGGGCGCATCGTCAAGGCAACCGGAGCGGCCTCCCGCAACGGCCAGGTCGGCGACGCGGTAAACGATCGGCGGCTCGTCAAGGGCTTCACCGAACGCGACACCGTCGTGTCCGGGCGGAACAAGCGGTCGGTCTGGGAGGTCGCGACGCGGCCGTTCCCCGAGGCGCATTTCGCGACCTTCCCGCCGCAGTTGGTTGAGCCGTGCATCTTGGCGGGCAGCCCCCCGATTTGCTGCGGGGAGTGCGCGGCCCCGTGGGGCCGGGTCGTCGAGCGCGAATTGCAGGACACCGAGGGCTGGGGGGCAGCGAAAAAGAACCGTCACCAGGGGGTCGGCAGCCCCGACGCGATGACCCGGAACGGCACGGGCCGAGCCGGCACGTCGGTGGTTCGCACCCTCGGCTGGCAGGCCGCCTGCGACCACGCTAACGAGGGCGGTAGGGCCGTCGTGCTCGATCCGTTCGCCGGGGCCGGGACCACCGGCCTGGTCGCTGCCCAGCTTGGCCGCGACTTCATTGGGGTCGAGCTGAACCCGGAGTACGCGGACATCGCGCGGCGGCGGATTCGCCGCTGGGAGGCGAACCCGACCGGCTCATTGACCGGCGACCCGGAGCCGATCGCGGGCCAGCTCGGGCTGGAGCTGCAAATCAACGAGAGGAGGGAGTCGGAATGACCCTCGACGTGGGCGTCATCTCGATCGAGTTCGAGGAGGCGGAGTCGCGGATGCTTGCCGCGGTCCTCGTCGCCGTCCAGCCGTATCTGAACCAGGAACAGCAGGAGATCGCTGCCGGCGTGAGCGAGAAGTTCGTCGCGGCCAGCATGGAGCGGATAGCGCAGCTCCTCGCCGTCTACGGCCGGGACGAGGCGGAGCGCCTCGCCGCCCAGTTCCTGGCCGAGCATCCATGCGCCGACGAGCGCCTGCCGCTCCCGCCGCCGGCCTTCAACGGAGGTCACGATGCCTGACGACGCGGGACCGCAAACCTTCGCCGAGGCGCTCGACGCCGAGGCGAAGATCGCCGACGAAGCGGCTGCAATCCGCAGCCAGCACACGTTTTCCGACGACCGGAAGCTGCTCGACTTCGATCTGTTCCTCGATCTCTGGCCCCTGCTTTGCCGCCCGATCCAGCCGGCGTTCATTCAATCGGTGGCGGCCACCAAGGGGAAGCCCTACCCCTCGACGGGCATCCGCTCGGTGCAGGTCCAGATCGACCGCATGAACAACGTCCTGACGCCGGTCTGGTGGTGGTACGAGGACGAGTACGCGCTGGAGGGGAAGCTCTGCACCGTCACCGTCTACGTCGCAGGGGACGGGCCGAAGGGCTACCTCCTCGCGCGCAGCAGCCGCGGAGGCGTCCAGCAGGGCTCCTCGATGGGCAACATTCACAAGGGCAGCTTTACGAACGCCGCCAAGCTCGCGTTCGCGCGGCTCGGGGTGGGTCACGAGGTCTATATCGGCGCGACTGACCTCGACCCGGACGTGTCCCAGGAGGTCGCCGCGGCGGCGGACGCCCCGGAGGTCTCCGGCGCGATCGGCAAAGAGCTCGCCAGCAAGATCGTCGACCACGCCTGGCAGGCCGGAGAGAAGGATCGCCTCCGTCTCGCGGCCTCGCGATTGGCAGAGCGGGACGTCGGCGACTGCTCAACCAAGGCGAAGGCGACCGAGGCCCTGACCGGCGCGCTCACCTTCGCGCAGGCCGAGCGCCTGGACAAGTGGCTTGCCGAAAGGAAGGGGGCCGGCGATGGAGCCGCGTGAGCACGTCGGCCGGCGGATTAGTGCCCTGCGCGCCGGCCTACACGCCGCCGCCGAGCGCTTCGACGAGCTGCTCGTCGAGGCCCAGGAGCGCGCCCCCGATCTTGCCGGGCAAATCGAAGAGGCCAAGGGAGACGTCGAAACCGCGCTTCGCCGCTAGGAGCGGCTGCGCAACCACTCAGACAAAGGAGGAGCATGATGGAGCAATACGAGGCGCTGGAGCGGGCCTTGGCCCTAATCGAGCGGCCGGGCGGATGGACCCAGAAGGCGTTTTGCCGGCAGCGGCTCGGCGCGCAGTCCGTGTTCACGGCGGACGAACCCGGCTTCTGGGACACCGCGGCGAACGCCTACTGCGCACTCGGCGCGATCGGAGTCGCGTGCGGCGGCAACGAGGATCTGCAGGAAGCCTGCACGGCCACCCTCGACGCCCTCGCGTTGGACGACTTCGGTGGCGACGTCGAAGAAGTGAACGACGGCGCTGGTGCAGTCGCGGAGGGCGCGGCATTCGATCACGTCCGGGTCATCTTCCGCCAGGCAATCCGCGAAACGAAGGCCGCCGCGGCGGCCGGCACGGCGGTGGCGTTGCCAGCGATCGGGCCGGTGGCCGAGCGGCACGCCCAGGCAGCGCTGGCTCGGATCGCGGGGGGTTGACCATGCCCTCGCTCACCGAGGCGGAGCGGGGGGAACTGATCGAGCTACCGAACGGCGGGCGGCTCTACTACGTGGACAAGGACCACGCCTACTACCGCTGCCACGAGGACGGGAGCCGCGGTCGGCGATATACGGGCGTGACGACGGCGATCAAGCCAATTGACTTCGAACCTGACCGGCTCATGCGCTGGGCGGCCAGGCTCAATTCGGTTGGCGTTGCTCGCCTCGCTGCCGAGGCCCTCGAACACGACGACGCGGCCACGATCCGCTCCGAGCTGATGTGGCTCGACCCGGAAGACCCCGAACGGATCTGGGATGCCCTGCTCGCCGCCAAGCTCACCTACGAGGACATTCGCGAGGCGAAGGGCCTCGTCGGAACGAGTGTCCATGAGCAAGTTCTCCGGGCGCTTGCCGCCGGCCAGCCTGTGCCCGATTACGAGGCGCTGACCGAGGAGGAGAAGGGATACGCCCAGGCCGTCGTCGATTTCTGGCTAGATCACAACCCGGAACCACTGCAGGCAGAGCAAATCGTTGCGGACGAGGAGCTGGGCGTTGCGGGACGGTTCGACCTTCGCGCACGGTTCGAGGGTTGCGCCGATCCGCTCTGCCCCTGCCACAAGCTCGGGATCGGCCTGATTGATTGCAAGACCGGCACCTGGGTGTCCGAGAAGGATCACGTCCAGACGGCCCTCTACTCGCACCTGGCCGAGGGCTGCGGGTTCGGGCACACGGATTGGACCGGCATCCTCCACGTCGGCGGCGATGGGCGCTACCGGCTCTGGGAGGGGCAGGCCGACACCACGGCGGCGCTCGCGGCCGTTGGCCTCTACCGGCACCGGGCGATGATCCGCAACCGCGCCGGGAAGGAGCGGAAAGCACGAGCGTGACCGTCCGCCTGGCGGTGGTCTTCGCCGCCGCCGCGGTGCTGGCGGTCTTGGTGGGCCAGCCGGCCGCCGCCTGCATTTGGGGCCTGGTCGCGGCGTGCTCGGGCCTCCTGGCCTGGCGGCAAGGAAAGGAGACCGAATGACCGAAGGCGCACCCCTACCAACGCCCGCGGCCGTGATGGCGTTTCTCGACGAAAAGGCCGTCGAGATCGACCAGCTGGGGAAGCTGATCGAGGAGGCCCATCTCGCCCTTGGCGACCGCGAGGCCGAATGGGAGGAGGCCCTCGACGAGGCGCTCTTGGAGCTGGTGGAGGAATACGAGGCACGCGGCGAGCGGCTGCCCGGCGAAGACGTGCGGCTGGCGATGGCGCGCAAGCGAACGGGCTTCGGGGTATACGCCGAGTATCGCCGGGCCAAGCGTCGGGTCGAAGCGCTCGAAAAGCACGCCCGGAAGATGGAGACGGCGATTAGCGCTCGCCAGTCCACCCTGAAGGGACTGCAGGAAGAGGCAAAGGTGCCCACCTTCGATCCCCGCACCGGGGAGGTCTTCGGGGCGCGGCAATGATGCCCACCCATCCCCTAGCCGAGTTGATCCCGCCGATGTCCGAGGACGAGTTCCGCGAGCTACGGGACGATATTCGGGCGGTTGGCCTTCGCGAGCCGATCACCCTCTTCGAGGGGAAAGTGCTCGACGGGAGGCACCGGGCGCGCGCCTGCGCCGAACTTGAACTCGAGCCGGCGACCCGCCAGTACGGGGGCGATGATCCCGCCGAGTTTGTCCTCTCCCTGAATCTCCGGCGCAGGCACCTCACGACCGGGCAGCGGGCGGCGGTCGCGGTGTCCCTGCTCGACTATGAGCGGGCGCGGGCCAGAGAGCGTCAGGGTGCTCGGACCGACCTGGCCGGAACTTCTGTCCCAATTGAGACGAAAGTTCGGGGGAATGAGGCGCGCGCCACCGCACGGGCGGGCGAGCGCCTGGGTATTTCGCGATCGAGTGTCGAGCGCGCGCAGCGCGTAGCGGACCAGCGCCCCGATCTGCACGAGCGAGTTCGCGCCGGCGAGATCAGCGTCAACCGGGCATTCGAGGAAACCACCGGCCGCCGCCTCCGGGACGGGAAGCCGTTGGGTTCCCCCCGGCCATTCGACGTCACCTCGCCGCGGAATCGCCTGGTTGCGAACAAGGCGCGGGAGCGCCTCGCGACGGCCGTTGCGGGCCTCGACGGCTACCGCGAAGGACTAGAGGACTTCGACGTGCGACGCGCGCTGGCTGTCGCCGACCCGGAGGAAGTGGAGCAGTGGATTCGGATGCTCCGCAGTTCAGCCAAAACTCTGCGCCGGCTTTGTGGCCGGCTCGAAACAGGGGGGTGATCCCACGATGCCAGCAGCAGTTACCGCCATCACCAAAGGCTCCCGCCGCAAACCTCGCATTGTCGAGGTTCCGGCCGAGAAGCTGAAGATCGACCAGCAGGTCCAGCGCCGGCTGATCCCTGCCCGCGTCAAGGCACTCGCGGACAAACTAGACCTGGATGGCCTGGGAATCCTGACCGTCTCCGAGCGGGCGAACGGCGACCTCGTGGTCCTTGACGGCCAGCATCGGGTTGCCGCCCTCCTCCAACACGATATGGGCGAGTGGGAGGTGACGTGCCACGTCTACCGCGGCCTCACGCTGGCGCAGGAGGCGGCGTTCTTCCGGCGGCACAATAACCAGCGCCCGATCACTCCCTACGACGACTTCTCGAAGGGCTTGGTCGAGGGCGACGAGGTCTGCTGCGAGGTCAACGCCATCGTCGAGGGGCACGGTCTCCACGTTGCCGGGGCCGGCCGGGACGGCGCGATCACCTGCGTCAAGAAGCTCCTGCAGCTCTACGCCGGCAGCAACGGCACGCCTGACGGTGCGCTCCTCGACGCGACGCTCGACCTCGCGGTTGCCACCTGGGGCCTCCGCTACGCCGCCTTCGAGAAAAACGTCCTCGGCGGGGTGGCGATCGTTCTCGGCACCTACGGGGACGAGGTCGACCGGGCCAAGCTGATCGAGAAGCTGGCGAAGTTCCCAGGCGGTGCCTCCGGCCTCCTCGGAAAGGCGCGGATGCTGAAGGAGATCCGTTCGACGTCGGTCGAGCGCTTGGTGGCGGCCGTGATCGTCGAGGTTTACAACCGCAGCCGCCGTGGCGGGAAGTTGGCGTCCCTATGAACGCCGAGGGTGCGGAGCTGACTCACGCCCGCGCCGAGATCGCTCGGCTCCGCCGGGTCGCTTGGGATTGCGCACGGTTGGGGGGTGCGGACCTGAGCGGCATCGACGGTCCCGAGCATCTTGTCTTCGACCCGGAGGAGGCCGTCGACGCGGTTCGCGATCTCCGGGCCGGGTACGACGAGGAGCCTTGCACCCTCGCGTGCCGGCTGATCGGGCGGGTTCCGCAGCGTTCGTTGGAAGGCAGCGTCAGGGAGGCCGCGCCTCTCGACAAGGCGAAGATGATCGCCGCCGCCGCACTTGAGAGCGACCTGGCGCTCTTGAAACGGTTTGAGGCGGCGCTCCCAGGCGAGGAGGACCAGTGACCCAGGTCTCCTTCGCCCTCACGCGGGCAGAGCGGCGCGCGATCTTCGATGGCGACCACCGGGCACTTCGTCGCGACCGCCGGCCGGCCGTGAAGGGCGGCGACACGCTGGTCCTCGCATGGACGAGACGGAGCCGGCAGGTTGTCGATCGGGAAACCGGCGCGGTCGTGGAGATTCCTCGGGAGCCGACCGTTTGGATCGAGTTCCGCGAGCCAGAGCTGCGCGAGGGCACCTGGCTGATCCGGTTCGTCGTCCGCGACTCCCGGCAGCCGCTTCGCCTCCTGGGCGCGGCACCCAGCCCCCGTAGCGCCCCCGGCCTAAAGACCCGCTGGCGGGACGCCGACGACGTCCCGCCCCGAGGCGAGCACCATGAGCCGTGGACCCCGGAGACCGAGCGAGGCTACGTGGCCGGCGGCCGGGCCGCGATCGACTCGGCGGAGGCAGTAGACGACGAGACCTTGCGCGGTTTCGTCGCAAGGGCACGACACGACCGCGCCGAGTTCGAGCGCGAGCTGGCGGAAGAGAGCGAGGAGATGGAAGAAGAAGCAAGGCGAAAGAAAGAGCGCGCGATTCGAGATCGCCTCCGGGAGACGCTGAAGGATCTCCCCGCCGAGGGCCAGGTCTCGTTGCTCGCGGCGATCGAGCGGGAAATCAAGAACGCCCAAATAGCGGCGGGCCAGCGCGCCGCATAACGCTCCAGCGTGCCAGGCAGAGCCATAATGCGCCCCGGCTTCCGGGCTGGTCGCCTAATACTCGCGGCCCCACCCTCACAGGCCCGCGACCCAAGCTCTGCCCTTCCACGGGGGGCGGCATGAGCCGGGCGAGCCGCATCTGCCCGCACCCCGGCTGTCCGAACCTCCAACCCTGCCCGGTCCACAAACGGAAGCCCTGGGAAGGCAGCACCCGGAGGCAACGGCTGCCGCGCGGTTGGGGGCGTCTTCGCCGACTGGTGCTTCGACGTGATCCCGTCTGCCGGATTTGCGGCCTCGCTCCGTCGACCGAGGTCGATCACATACGCCGCGGGGACGACCACAGCCTCGGCAACCTTCGCGGGGTCTGCGGCCCGTGCCACAAGGAAAAGACCCAACGGGAGGCCGCCGATGCCCGTCACTAAACCGCTTACCGCGAACCTGATGATGGGCCTGCGGTTTCGGAAATCACAGGCGCGTCTGCTTCGCTATCTCGCCGATCGAGCGAAGGCGCGGGAACTCGCGTTTGGCGCGGTCTCGCTGTTCGAGAAGGCCGCCGAGGCGGCCAGCGCCGGGGAGCCGCTGATCGTGATCTGTGACCGGCCCGAGGAGGCCATCGCGATGGCGGCGGGATTCGGCCAGTATGGCGTCGTACCACCGACCGTCGAGCGCCTTCGAGGCTAAGTGGACGTAGCCCCCCGGCGGTGGCGAACGATCCCTCATCGGGGGCGGGGCCGTTCGTCCGGTCTCGGCCAAGAATCGGAACCGGGAGGCTACGCACCGCCACCCTAGCCGACGCTCGGGGTAGTGCGCAACTTTTTCTTAGCGGGGTGGAGCAGTTGGTAGCTCGCCAGGCTCATAACCTGGAGGTCGCGGGTTCGAGTCCCGCCCCCGCCATTGCGGCTCTGACGGTCCCGGTGCGAAGGCGAGAGGTCCGTCTAGTTGGAGGTCGAGGGTGTCCGGCCCGGCGTGCCCCTTCGACGAAAGAGCCCAGGTGATTGGCCCGCTCGCCATAGAGGGCATCCTGCGCCAACGCCGCCAATCTCCCGTGCCCGGTCTGGCCACCAGGCGCGCGAGGAGCGCGAGGAGCGGCGGAGCGGCGGTCGGCCTCCCCCCTGCCGGGTCGCTGCCGCTCCCCCCCGCGTGTGTAGACTGGCCTGAACGCTAAAGAGCGTTCGCGCCAAAGGGAGGCCGGCTTGGGAACGGGAAATCCGATGGAGGTTCGCGCCGTCTGCCAAGGTTGTGGTGAGACGGCCAGGCCATCGGTCGAGCTTCAGCCGACGCCCGATGATCCTGCGGGAGTGCGCACGGCGTTGAAACGCGAGAAATGCTCCCGCTGCGGCAAGAAAAAACTGACCTGGAACGTCGGCGACGGCTTCACCTAATGGGCCGGCTGCGGGGGGGCGAGGCACCGCCCCTGCTGACGGCCCTCGCCCCCCTCAACCAGTCCCCTTCTCCCTGGCCCGTCCGCGGGGAAGCCGGGAAGGCTACTTGAACGAGAACGGCGTGTACCCAGAAATCGAGTTCACGACCCCTGACCACCCGAAGCCGGAGCGCCTCGCCGTGGTCGATCTATACACGGGCCTGCGCGGGCAGCGGCGGGTGGGCCTTCGGGATCAGCGCGGCCGGGTCTGGCACTACGACCAGGCGGAAGTGCAGCCGGCGGCTCGGACTGATCTGGACGTCGCGGACGCCGACGAAACGTCCAGCCCGCGATCCCCTCGCCCGGCCTCGGAACGGCGCGTTTGCGGTATAGGTATCGGCATGGATTCCGACCTCATCCCTCGATCCGGCCGGGAGGGTCTTCTTGTTCTCCGGCTGCTGATTGCCGAACAGGGACCGCTCGAACTCGGCGACCACCTCGCCGACCGCTTCCGGGCGATCATCGACGCGGCCCTGCAGGACGGCAATCTGGAGGAATTGGATCGACTCGCCGATCGTTTCGCGGGGCTGTGGCGGACGCTGGAGCAGATCAGCGACGACGGGTTCGACCCAGCAGGGCACGGCGCGCTCCAGGACCAGGTTGCCGCCGTGCTGGCCCTACCGCCCGACTTGAAGGCGATGGTGAATCGCCGGGCACCGGAGGCCCTCGAAGCGATCAGCGCGGAATCGCGTCCGGCCTGAATCGTGGGAACGGACGGGGGACCGTTAGCGGGAGCGGGCGGGCAGGCCCAGGGCCGCCCCCTCGAATCCGGCCGGCCGCGACCCCGCCTTCCGGGGCGAGGGCAGGCCGCTCGCCGACGTGGGGGCGGTCCCGAAGTGAAGCCGCGCGACCCCCCCCGTCATGCAAGGAGGGGGGCCGCGCAGGTTAAGCCACCGATTTTCAGTGGAAGCCAGAAGCCTAGCGGCTTCGGTACGCACGGGGTACTATCAGGCGCGGGGAGCTGACGGGAAACGTGGCGGACAATCTGCTTGACGCTTTCGCCGAGGCGGGCATCGCACCGCCGTCGAAGGATGGGAAACCGGAGGAGCGGCCCGACCCTGGGTGGACGCTGGAGAAGGCGGAGCGCCGCAAGCGTCCACCTGGTTATGCCTCGCGCCGAGTCCCTCCCTGTCCGGTAGAGGCCGACGAGATTCGGCCCGGCCTTGTGGCCTGGCTTGATCCCGCGATCCTTATCGGCAGCGGGCGCATGATGTTCACCGTCGAGCCGCCGGTCAAGCGGGCGGGCTGGTTCGTCTGCATAGCGGTGGACGGCTTCGTCGCGACGTTTGCCGGACTCACGACGAACCCAGGCGAACACCTCGTCCGCCTTAAACCCGGCGAGCAGGGGCGGCTTGAACCCGGCGAGCGAGGGCGGCTGGCGATAAAGCCCGAATGGCGCTCGGGCGGAACCCATCGCTGGCGAACCGACCCGCAGTTCCTCACCGATGGCACGGGCGTCTGGCACGGCGACAAGGACGTCTTCGCCAGGGCGACCCACCGGGAACGGTGCTCGGCCGACCAGCGGGCACGGATCACCGGCAAGGGCATCGCAGCCGTCCGCCAGGAGGTGGAAAACCTCCGCGGCAGACGTTTCCGGCTCCTTGAGTTGACGCTCTCGCGCCGCACCGAGACCGAGCGGCGCTGAGGCCGATCGGCGGGCCAATCTCAAGCTACCCTGGTCGCACGGTGGGGACGGCCAAGGAACTCTGCGAAAAGTACGCGCGCCTGACAGAGGGCAGCCGCCATGCGATCGAGGGCTGGCTCCTCGAACGGGGGGAGGAGTTCGAGGGCGTGGCCCGCCCGTCGTGGCTTCGCAGGAAGCAGCCAAAGGCGTGCTTTCGGAATAGCTACGAGCTGGCGCTTCGGCGCTCGGGCGATCTGACCTATTGCGAGGGCTTCGTCGTGACCGTGGTGCCGTTGCTGATCCATCACGCCTGGTGCGTAAATGGCGACGGCCAGGTCGTCGAGCCGACGTTGGCGGACCCGGTTGGCGCGAGTTATTTCGGCGTTCGGGTTCCGCTCCAGGGGCTGCTGGCGGTGATTGCCAAGACCGAGACGCTCGGCGTGCTCTACAAGCCGGACGGTCACGCAATCATTGAGCGCGCAGCGGCCTAGCCGATCTCGACCTCCGCAGCAACCTCGCCGCCAGCCTTCTCGACGCGGGTTACGAACCGCGCCAGCGTGGGCGCTGATCGGGCGAGGCGCGACGGTTCGGCCGCGATCACCAGGGAGGCTTCACCTTTTTTGACGGCCTCGACCGCGTTGTCCATCCCGTGCAGCTCCTCGAGCGGCACGTTCTCCGGCCCTATGTCGATGAAGATCTGGACCACGGTCGCGTTGCGCCGGTTGGCGATGCGCCGAATCTCGGCTTCCTGGGCGTCCACCGGCCGCGGGGTGCTGATCCGAATGAGGCCAACAGCGCGCTGCGCCCGCAACTTACGACGCCCCGCCGACTCGCTCGATTTCGTCGCCGCCGAGGCAGGCTAGGAACCGCTCGGCACCGCGTTCGAAGATCACGCAATGGATGTCCGCGGGATTGTCGTCGTCGCGTTCCAGGAAGTCAGCGGCCGGCGCGAGGTAGGTGCCAACCTCACCCGCCTGGATCACGCCGCGCTCCGCACCCGCAACCTCGCCATCTGGGCCGAGCCGGGCCGCCGATCGTTCGTCGACGCCCGTCAGTCGCACCTGCATTCCCGCGAGAAGTAGGGCCTCGGACATTGCCGGAAATCTACCTGAGCGTCGGGCCAGCAGGCAAGGCGCGCAGTGGTCACGCCCGCCGTCACGCCCGCCGTCACGCCGCTGTCAGTCAAGAGCGACGGAGGGGCGCGACCGCGGCCTCGGCCGCACCCGGCCGGCGGGCCATAAGGTCGTACCGCTCGCCGTCGAACCTGTCCCCACCGAGGTCGACGCCGAGGGTTCGCAGGCCGATCGAGCCAATGCGGGGGCCTCGTTCCCGGTACAGCCGCGCTGCGTGCTCGACCGAGATAGGGCCGGAGCCGAACACCTGCCCCCCCATAATTCCCATGCCCATCTGAGGCATCGCGTTGTAGAGCGCGGCGAGCACTTCGCCCTTCGGCAGCCCGGATATATCGACGTCGGCCACCGTCGCTATCCGTGGACCACGAGCCGGTCGCATCCCGGCCACAGCCTGGGGACGACCGGCGTCGAGACAATCGCCCCGGCGGGCGTCACAACCCGCGACCCGCGCAGCACCGAGTCGATTCGCCACCCTTCGGAATATTGAAGCGTTAGCGCCACCGAGTAGCGGCTGCGGATTGGCGCGGCCCTGATCCAAGCCACCGCTGCGCCGCCTCCGATCTCGTGGACGGCACCAACCTGCCGGGCGGCGCTGCGAGCGGCGATCGTGCGCGGCCCCCGCGGCATGGACGGGCAGGCATAGGCGATTGGCGGCAACGACCCACAGGGCTGCCCTTCAACTTCCTGGACCAGCTGCAGCCGGCAGGCGGCTGGCGTGTGCCCGCCCCGCATGTAGAAGACCCAGAGGCCCGCGATCATCCTGGGGGTTGATTCGGGGAAGCCGGGATGCACCGACACGGGTTCGTCGGCATAGCCAACGGCAGAAGGCCACAGCAGGCCGAACAGCAGCGCCAGGGCCACTCCTGCTAGGTATGCGCGCCGTCCCCTCATCCCCGGCTGGAAGACTAGCGCCGCCGACGCTAGGCTGGCCGCTATGGCTGATCGCTTCGACGAGGACTGGCAGGAATACCACTGCTCGGATTGCGACCCAACGCTCGGCGACCCCGACGAGGACAGCGAGCACGACAAGCCCTACGTGCTGATGGTGCCGGAGGGCGACCCGATACCCGACCACTGTCCGCGCTGCGGCTCCTACCTGAGCCTCCTGGACGGCGAGAAGGGGCTACGGATCGCGAACACGTCAGCCGAACGCTGGGCGGAGCGGCGGCGAGCCGAGGCCGAGGCGAAGGCGTAACCCGGCCCGGATCAACCGCCGACGAATGCCGGCCGTTGGGTCAGCACGGGCGGGGGGCGCGTAGGGTCTTCGGCTTCGCAGAACCCACAGCGCGCCGCCGCTCGCAGCAGCCTCGCGCCGCAGCCGCCGCACTTCAGCCGGTTGCGGGCAACCCGCCGCTTGACTTTCTCTTTGTTCCGTTCGTAGTAGGCGCGGTTCCGTTTGGCGCTGGTCGGCCGGCAGCCGTCGCACCACTTGAGCGCCCGGCCCTCCAGGGCTAGGCCGCAGCCGTGGCATTCACGATGGCGGCCGGCGCAGACATCGCACCGGGTCCGGGGCCTGCTGTTGATCCGCTTCGGCGTGTAGCGAAACGCACGGCCGCACCCCTCGCAAGTGGCCTGCCGACGCCGATCTCGTCCCCGCCGGCACCTGGGGCATCGTTGCGGGCGGTTCCCTTTGCCGGGGTAGTCCGGGAGATCGCAGCCGCAATCCCTACAGCGCCGGACGGGGCGCATGATCGCTAGGCGTAGGGCCTTCCGCCTCGCTTTGCATTCGTCGCAGCGGCCGGGCCGATTGCCCCGGCCCTCGTAGTCCGGGAGGGTGCAGCCGCAACCGCGGCAACGACGGCGCTGCCGCCGGCCCGCGTTGCGGTCCCGTCTTCGTCTCGGACTACCGGCCCTCCCCGCCACGGATACCGAGAGCGTACCCAACAAACGGGGGAGGGGGGAACCCCCCAAGCGCGCATTAGCGGGACCGGAGACCGCACGGCGAGGGCCTCCGTACGAGTCTGGGCAAAGGGGAACCGGCCAGTCCTAAAGCCGGCGCAGGGGGCCGGAGAAGCGGCGGGGCGCGCGTTTAGCGGGTGGCGTCAGCCGGGGTGCCGCCGCGCGGGATGCCGTGCCGCTGGCGGTAGCGCTTCATTTCGCGGGCAGCGGCGAACTGCTCGGGTTCGGTGTAGACGCTGCAGACGCCGAGCGCTATGGCGAGCACGCCGAGGACGACGACCGGGAAGATCCAGATCGGAACCGAGGCCCCCCCGGCAAGCGCGGAGACCAGGACGAGTGCGGGCACGAGGCCGACCGTGACGAAGCTGATGGCGACGCGGAGCCACGGCCGCCCGAACGTGAGGCTGACCTTGTTAGGTGCGGCGGATGAAGTTGGCATGGCAGCAGCGTACCCGCTCTGCCCCCGCCCCGCCAGGGATTCCCCGCGGAGGTTTCAGGATGGCGAAACGGGGCGAACGCCTGTCCCCGGAGGTCCGGGCGAAGATCAGCACCGCGCAGCGAGCGCGGCATCGCCGCGTGCTCGAAGAGCGCACGAGCGAGCCGGAGTTCAAGCGCTGCAGCAAGTGCCGGACGGTCAAGCCGGTGGCGGCATTCACGACGGTCAGGCGCAAGCTGAAATGCGGCCTCACCGTGGTCCGGCCGCTGCCGAGCTGCAAGCGATGCAAGGCCGACGAAGTGGCCGCCCGCCGGCAGCGGGAACGCGAGGAAGGGATCGACGTCGCCGCCAGGCAGCGCCGCTACTACGCGACGCGGGACAGGACGAAGGTCCGGGCCTATGCCCGAGAGTGGGGACGCGCGAAGCGGCGGGAGGAAGGCCGGCCCGAACGCGGCCCGTATCGTCGCAAGGACGGCGGCAAGGACGCCCGCGATGATGCGAAGAAGGTGCGGCTGCCGACCGCGCCACTTGCCGGGCTGCTCGCCGGGGCGGTCCAGGATCGGGGCTATCCGGCGATCGAGGCCGCTACGGGCCTGCACGCCCGCCGACTGTCCTCGGTGCTCCGTTGCGAGCATCCGACTGTGACCCTCCGGGTGATCGACAAGATTCTGACCGGCCTGGGCTGCCCCGAGCAGATGCCGATTCTCTACCCGGACACCTCGGTCGGCTACCACGTCCTGGCCGAGTGAAGGCCGCGGTCATGGCAGGCTGTCTGCCTTCTGCTGGTTGCAGGGCCGACACATCGTCTGAAGGTTGTCGTCCTTGTTCGTCCCCCCCTTCGTGATCGGCACTCGGTGGTCGATCGTCAGCAGCTCCGGGTCGTCGCACCCGCATTCGACGCAGCGGTGCTGATCGCGCTCGTAGATGCGCGCCCGCTTCGCGGGGGAGATGTTTCGATTCCGGGGCGTCCGGCTGACGGGTCGGCGTTTCCGGGGTTCTGCCGCCGGCAGATGCCCCGCCGGGAAATCGACCCGTCGCCACCCCTGCCGCTTGCCCTTCGTGACGCGGACGAGCAACGTGACGCAGAAGCGGCAGTCAGGCGGGGGGTTCTTGCCCCCGGCGACAACCGTGCCGCAGGGGAGGTGTTCCCAGGCCGCCATTTGTCAACGCGCCCGTATCGCCGCCCGCACTCGGTCGCGGTAGTCACGCAGGAACTTGGGCTGGTCGTCCCCGATCCAGTCCATCAGGCGTTCGATGTCCGCGATCTCCAGCACGACGTCGACGACGAACCCGCGGCCATGCCGGCGAAGCCGGGGGTCCGCCAGCGCATCGCAAAGGTCGAGATCTTCCTCGGCCGCCGATCGGCCCTGGGCGAGCAGGTTGAAACGCTCGTAGACCTTGCCGGGCATCCGAACCGCCTGTCGCTTCTCCGCCACGGGGGCCTACCCGCCACTCCGGGCGAGCCGGTCGCTCCGAAGGTTCGCCGCCTGTTCGCGCCCAGCGGCGGTGACGCCGTGGTTGATGCACCCGGCCGGCGAGTCCTGGGTCGCCGGGTAGCGGCACTCCTGGCAGGTGCCCTCGCCGGTCCCTTCGCAATAGCCGCAGATGCCCCGCCAGCCGCCCGATCCTTCGCCCGTGCCATTGCACATTTCGCAGCAGCTATTCATGGCAGCAGGTCCGTGATCTCGACTGCCTCCCCCTCGGGGCGGATCATCCAAACGTGCTCCTCGCCGCGGTTGGCAAGGAACCACCCCGCCGACGAACCGTTGTGGCGCACCGCAGCCCGCAACAGCGGCGACCCAGCCGGGTTGCCCTCGCAAAAATCGTCGAGGGTCATCACGTCCAGATCTCCATGTTCCTCGGCCAACTCGTCGAGGCTCGTTCTGACGGCCGGGTAATCCGCCAGCGTGGCCTGCATCTGTCTTGGCGTCCTCATTTGTCCTCCCTCTTGCAGTCCTCGCCGAAAGAATCGACCTGGTCTTCGGCCCAAACCACCTCGTTGTCCCACTCCTCCGCTCCCGGAAGGGGCTCGTCCAGTTTCAGCGCGATCCCGTGGGCGTCAGCCTGCGTGATCGTTCCCGCCGCTCCGCTGGGCGCGATGAAGTGCGGGTAGCGATCGACGTCGCGGGCGAGCCGGTAGCGGTCGCCGACAGTCGGCAGCCACCGGGCCGGTGATCCCGTTTTCCGCAGCTCGGCCGGGTCCAGCGAATCGGGGGAGTCGAGCCAGTCAGCGATTTCGCGCTCCGCCTCCTCGCTTCGTGGCGTGATCTGGCCTTGCCATGGGTCAAACGTCCCGACGTCGACGAGGGCCGTCTTCGGCAGGCGGGCGAACGCGACGGTCGGGTACTGACTGCGCAGGCGATCGAAGGCGTGGTAGGCCCGGTCAGCGAGGCGCTCCATGCCGGTGCTGCCGTAGACGTTGCCCTCGAAATAGACCAGCACGTCGGACTCGTCCGGCTCGGGTATCCCTACGATGCCCGAGCCGCGCCTAATGTTCGGCACCCCAGGGCCGTCCGCGGCCGGCACGTAGACAACAAGCTCTCTCGGTTCTAGTCGGACCATCGTTTATGCCCTCGCCTTCGGGGCCTTACGTCCCGCTGGTCTCGATCGGCGGCGGCGCGCAGCGTCGCGTTTCGCCTGCTCGATACGCGCGGCGTTCCGTGCGAGCCGGGCCTCGTTCCAGCGCTGAACCTCGCGGACCCGCCAAATCTCCTGGCCGAGGATGGACGTGGTGATCGCAGGCTCCGGGAAGTCCGGCATATCGCGCAGTTCGTCGGCCCGCTGGCGGGACACCTTCAGGACACCGCCCGGCTTCCCGTTCTTTCCGCCTAGCTCGTTCTTGAGCACCAGGCCGCCGTCTACCGTCAGGGTCTTCATCGCTCGGGTCACCTTTCTTCAATCTTCGTGCGGCTGACGACTGAACCGGCCGCGTCAATTACGAGGGATTCGTGGTCCCAGGTCTCTTCACTCGGCAGGAACAGGAGCACCTCCACGGTCCCCTCCGCCTGCCCATCGAAGCCGCGGACGGCGACGTCGTTCCCTAGCTCGGCAATCGCCCGCGTCTGATCGCAGGTTAGGTAGTAGAGATCGGGCGGTGGCCCACCGGCCCTCGCCTGCTCAGCGTCCTCCAGCGCGCTTGCGAGGGCCGAGGCTTCCGGTAGGTCTCGGCAGCACGGCGCGAACCAAAACCCCGCCAAGGCGGCCTGGTAGTCACCGGCTTCGACAAGTCTGTCGGGGGCGATGGTCTCGACCACCGACGCCTCGTCCACAAACCAGCCCGTGTACGCCTTGGCCGGGTCGTACCGCCGGCACTCGTCGCAGTCGGCCGCGTGGACGTGATACTCGCCGCGCTTCCTGTCCACCGCCGGCAGGCCGGGGCCGAATACGGTTAGCCACATCGGGTTCTCGGCCATCAGGCCCCCGCCCTAGACACCGGCTCGAGTTCTGAGCGCGAGTGGGGCTGTTCGTCGCCCGTCCCGTTGTAACGGACCGAATACTCCCACTCGCCCTGCTCGTTGAGGAAATGCGCCATCACCTCGCCGGTCAGTGGCAACCCGCGGACTACGACCTGGGTGCCGACGTCATATTCGGGGGCGGGCGGTGCGAACGTCCTGAGAACGTCTTGCGCCGCAACGTAAGCGGTGGCCGATACGTCGCCCTCTTCGATGGCGTCCGGGCCGCGGACAGCCTCTTCGAGGAGCTCCTGTAGGGCTTCGGGGGCGGCGTCCAAAAGGGCCTCGGCAATCGCACGGATGCGGGGTGCCCGTTCCTCCGGGCGGGTTTGGACGGTGGCGCTCATCGGGCCGCACCCTGCCCCACCGGGGCGAGGTCACTGGCGGAGTACGGGTTCGCCGAGATCGGGGTCTGGCCGACCTCGTAGACCCAATCCCCCCTCTCGTCGAGGTAGCGATTCTGGACCTTCCCGATGGGCACGCCCTCGCGGGCCACCTCCTCGCCGTACTCGAACTCGGGAACCTCCGGCTCGAACGTCTCGAAGATCTTGCGGGCGAGGTCGTAGGTCGCGGTTGGCACCTTGATCTCGCCTTCCTGTGCGAGGGCCTCCTGCGCGCCGAGTTCCAACAGCGCCTGGACCGCCTCGCGGTCGCCCTCATAGGCGAGCGTGCTGATTCGCACGGAACGCTCGGCTTCGGTGGTCGGTGCTTCGGTTCTAGGGTCCATCGTCCTGCCTTTCGTCCGGGTTTGCGTTGCGTTGCACGACCACCATTGCTCTGCCCCGGCAATTTGTCAAGGGGTACTCTTGACAAATTGCTGGGGCGGGTGGATTCCGCCGGGGTTTGCCCCGTTCAGGACCCGCCCGCTTTGTGCTTCCGATACTTGCCGGAGGCCGTAACAGCGCCTCGATAGCCGCAGTCGCAACGGACGCTCGGGGCAACGGCGAAGCGGTGCCAGCCGGCCGGGAGCCGCCCCTCGGGGACGTACTGGCCGGAGTGCTCACATAGACCTTGCTCGGCCAGCGTCCTGGGGCGGGAGACCGGCGCGTCGGAGAAGCAATGCGTACAGGCCCCCTCGCCGAACTTTCCGACGACCTCGCTGTCCGCGAGGCCGCTGGCCTCGGGGACGAGGCCGACCATCGTCCGGCCCGGCGTCAACGTATGGCAGCCGCGCTTATGGAGATGGCCGCCTTCGACCACCAGGTAGCGGACCCACGGCCGCCGCGCGTACTCGTCTTCGTAGGGACGGGCAACGGCCATCTGCTCCTCCAAGCGCGCCTCCAGATCGGCGATCCGCTTGGTTAGGTAGCCGGGGGCGCGTCCCGCTCTTTCGTAGCGCCGCAAATCCCGGCGGGCGGCGATGAGGCTCGCCTCGGTGGTCTGCGCCGGGCCAAGCGCATTGAACAGGCGGGCGTCTACCTCTGCCGGCCGCAGGCGGGCCAGGTTGTCGAGTGCGGTGCTCATTCCCCTGGGTTGTCCCGGCCGCCTCAGGCTTTGGCCGCGAGTTCGCGCTCGCCGTAGGGGTTTGAGCCATACGTCCGGCTGCGGACCTCGTACTCCCACTCGTCGCCACGCTCCCCGATGTAGCGATCCGCGACTTTGCCGAGCGGCCGGCCGTCCTCCTTGTAGATCACCTCGTCGCCGATGCTGAAGGCCGGCTCCGGCATCTCGGTCACGAGGGCGGCGATCTTCGCGGCGAGGTTCACCGTCTCTTCGTCCGCCTCGCCGAACTCTTCCAGAAGCTGGGTGAGTTCCGGCTCCAGCTCGGTTGCCAGGGCGACGCGCGCCCCCAATTCAACGAGGCTCTGGGCGGCGTTCGTCTCGTCGTTGTGGATGAGGCGGCCGATTCGTACATGACGCTCGCTCTTGGTCGTGGGGCGCTTGGCGGTGGCGCTCATTTCTTCCTGCCTTTCGTCCGGGTTGCGTTGCACGACCACCATTGCTCTGCCCCGGCAATTTGTCAAGGGGTACTCCTGACAATTTGCCGGGGCACCGCGGGGCCGCATGGCCGCCGCTTGCGAAGCCGCACGGCTTCGCCCAGAAAGGAGGCCGCATGGCCGGACGAGGGCCAGCGCCCAAGTTCCGCGAGAACCGGCGCAGGCGAAACGTGCCGCTACATGGCGAGTGGGTGGAGCTGCGCCCGCTGACTGATCCACCCATCCCCGATCTGCCGGAACCACCGGACGAGGCCGGCTGGTCGACGCGGACTGCTCGGTCGTGGGCCGCCTGGTGGGCGGACCCGGCAGCGCAGATGTGGGGCGCGGCGGACGTCGATCTAGTCGAACACCTCTGCTACATGCACGAGTCCTGGGTCCGCAAGGGCACCGGCTCGGTGCTCTCCGAGCTTCGCCAGGTCCGCGAGGCGCTCGGCCTCACGCCGAAGGGGAAGCAGGACCGGCGCTGGCGGGTCGCCCCGCCCGCCGAGGTCGTCGACCTCGACGTGCAGCGAGCGGACGCGGAGAAGACCAGGGAGCTGCGGAAGCGTGCTGCTGCCGCCGAAGGGGATTCCTGAGCGCAGCCTCGGATACGGGGTGGCGAAGTGGATCGAGGCAAACTGCGCGATCCCTGACGGCGAGCGGGCCGGCCTACCGTTCGAGCTGACGCTCGACCAGCTGCGTTTCGTCGTTTGGTTCTACGCGATCGACGAGGACGGGCGCTTCCTCTTCCGCCGGGCCTTGATGGTGCGCCCGCAGAAGTGGGGCAAGGGGCCACTCAGCGCGGCGATCATCTGCGCCGAGGCGGCCGGCCCCGTCTGCTTCGACGGCTGGGATGAGGCCGGCGAGCCGGTCGGGCGGCCGTGGGCGACGCCCTGGATTCAGGTCGTTGCGGTCTCGGAAGATCAGACCGACAACGTCTGGACGGCCCTCGTCCCCATGATCGAGCTGGGGGCGCTGAAGGCTGAAATCCCGGACACCGGGAAGACGCGAATCAACGTCCAGGGGGCCTACGGCAGCGCTGGCCTGATCGAGCCGGTGACGAGCGCTCACGTCTCGCGCCTCGGGCAGCGCCTCACCTTCGCCGTCCACGACGAGACCCACTCCTGGACCGCCCACAATGGCGGCGTCAAGCTGGCGGACACCCAGCGCCGGAACCTAGCCGGTATGCAGGGCCGGGCGCTGGAAACGACCAACGCCTGGGAGCCGTCCGAGCTATCGGTTGCGCAGACCACCTACGAGGCCGACCTTGCCGACGTCCTCGTTGACTACCCGACGCCACCGAAGGGGTCGCTCCGCAACAAGGCCGAGCGGCGACGGGTGCTTCGGAAGGTCTACGCCGGTTCCTGGTGGGTCGACCTCGACAGGATCGAGGCCGAGATCGAGGAGCTGGTGCCGCGCGATCCCAACCAGGCGGAGCGATTCTTCGCCAACCGGGTCGTCGCCGGCATGGATAAGGCGTTCGACGTCGAGGTCTTCTCCGGGCTGGCCAGCGAGCACAAGGTCTCGCCCGGGGCCACGGTCGTCGCCGGCTTCGACGGATCGAAGCACCACGATGCCACGGCGCTGATCGGCACCGAGGTCGAGACTGGCCATCAGTTCGTCCTGGGCCTCTGGGAGCGGCCGGTGGCGCTGCGGTGGGACGACCCGTGGGAAGTGCCGGCCCCGGAGGTTCACGAAGCGGTCGAGGCGCTCTTCGAGACTTACGACGTCTGGCGGCTTTACGGCGACCCCCCGTACTGGCAGACCGAGATGGACGAGTGGGCGGGGCGGTTCGGCACGGAGCGCGTCGTCCAGTTCTGGACCAACAACCTCAAACGGATTGCCTACGCGATCCGTGCCTGGCATACGGACTGGACGGCCGGCCGGCTTTCGCACGACGGCAACGAGGCGTTCGTCCGCCACGTCGGCAACTGCGTGAAGCGGGCGACGAAGATGCGCGACCCAGACGACGACACGTTCCTCTGGGTCATCCGAAAGGACGGCGCGAAAAGCCCGCGCAAGATCGACCTGGCTATGGCGGCCGTGCTCGCCTGGGCGGCGCGCGGCGACGCCATCGAGGCCGGGGTGCTGAACAAGCCCGACTACGGGCGCGCGACCTGGTGAGGTGGCCGATGGCCGACTCTGCGCTTGAACAGGAACTGACGAAGCAGCTCAAAACTCTCGGGAACGAGCTAGACCGCCGCACGCGCTGGCACTCGATCCTCAGCGCCTACTACGAGGGCGACGCGCCGCTGCCGACCGCGGTCGTCAAGGCCAAGATCACCGCGGCGTATCAGATCCTCATGCCGTTCGCCTCGTCGAACTGGGCGGGCTTGATCGTGGACTCCGTGCAGGACCGCCTGGAGCTGACCGGCCTCCGCTCCGAAGACAAGGCTGCTGATGAAGCGGTATGGGGGGCCTGGCAGGACAACCAGATGGACTCCGAGTCGAAGCTGGCGCACAACGCCTCGCTGGTGGACGGCAGGAGCTTCGCGCTGGTCTGGCCGGACGAGGAGACCGGGAAACCGTGCATCAGCCTCGACGACCAGTCACAGATGATCGTCTCCTACCGGGACGGCTCGCGGCGGGTTCGGAAGGCCGCGATGCGCCGCTGGATCGACGACACGGGCGTGCCGCACGCCACCCTCTACCGGCCCGACGGCATCTACAAGTTCAGCGGCCCCAAGTCCGCCGTTGAGGAGAAGACCTCCTCGGCGATCGGGCCGCTGACGCTCGGAGGTGCGGGGCCGGGGACGATCGGCAGGAGCACCGAGATGGTCATCAACGTGGAACCCGGCAAGTGGGTTCCACGGGAGGTCGCCGGCGAGCCGTGGCCGCTGCCAAACCCGCTGAACGTGGTGCCCGTCGTCGAGGTGGCGGTGAACCGCAGGCTCAAACCCGGAGGATTCGGATACGCCCGCGGCGAGTTCGAGCACACGACCGGCCATCTCGACCGGATCAACATCCTCACCTTCCTTGGCCTGGTCGTCGCGTTCTGGATGGGCTTCCCGCTTCGGGCGCTGATCGGCGAACGCATCCTGAAGGACGACGAGGGCAAGCCGATTGCCCCCTTCGTCGCGATGGCCGACACCGTCGCCCAGTTCGAGAACACCGAGGTGAAACTGGAGCAGTACCCGGCCGCCGACCTGAAGAACCTCTCCGTCGAGGAACACGTCAAGCACCTCGCCGCGATCACGAAGACCCCGGCCCACTATCTCCTGGCCGAGATGGTCAACCTCTCGGCGGACGCGATCCGAGCGGCGGAGGCTGCGCTCGCGGCGAAGGTTACGAATCACAAGGCGTCGCTCGGCGAGGGCTGGGAGGAGGTTTTGCGCCTCCTCGGCCAAATTGCGGAGCCGACCGTGCTTCTGTCGCCGCGGGCGGAGGTGCTGTGGGCCGACCACGAGTCGCGGTCGATGGCCGAGCGGGCGGACGCCGCCCTGAAGCTGAAAGACATCATGCCGTGGCAGGCCCTCGCCGAGAAGGTGCTCGGGGCCTCGCAGAACGAAATCGCGCGGTGGGAAGCGCAGCGCGCCGGGGACGGCCTGGCATCCCTGGTCGCCGAGGTGACAAGGGGCGGCCCGCCCGCCGGCAACGGGGTTCCCGATCGGGCGGCGGCGGTGGTCTAGATGGCGACGGCCGAGGCCCTCGCGCATATCGAGGGCCAGCGGCGCATTCGCGTCGCCGTCACGCAGGGCCTGCAGCGCGTTTGGCGAAGCCTGCCGAGCTACGACGAAGGCAACCTCAGCGACTGGCTGCGCTATGCGCTGCCACTTGTTCAAGGAGGGCAGCGGTCGTCGGTGGCGCTGACGCGCGCCTATTTGGCACGTTCGCTCGAGCGTCCGCCGGCCCAGATCGACGTCGAGCGGCTGCTCGCCGATCTCCGCGGCGGCGTTTCGCCGTCTACCGTCTACACGCGGCCCTTCGTCCAGCTTTGGTCCGAGCTAGGCGAAGGAAAGCCCTGGCAGGACGCGACCACGGCGGCCCTCGCCCGCGCGGAGGGGGCCGGGGCGGTCGACGTCCAGATGGCGATGCGGGGGACGCTCACGGCCGTAGGCGCGGCCGAAGAACTCTGGGGCTATCAGCGGGTCGCGGACTCGGGGGCCTGTGAGTTCTGCCAGGAGCTTGATGGCGCTCAGTTCCTCACGGAGGAACCCATGCCGATGCATCCGCACTGCGGTTGCGGCGTCGAACCCGTCCCCTACACGCGAGGTCGGCCGACTCCGATCCCGGCCGGCGTGGCGGTGTCCGAGCATGGTGAGCTGGGGCCGGTCCTCGGCGCTGCCGGCGGCCACTTCCTCGACGAGCCGGCGGCCTATGCCCGCTAGGTCGCGGCCGGCGGCGGCGGCAGCTCGCGGATGCTTTTCGCGGTCACGAGTCGCGCCGTGACGACCGCCAGGATGACCGCGCCAACCATCAGACCCGTGCCGGCTCCCATCGTCGCTGCAGCCGCGGCGGCGCAGGCGTAGCCGATCGGCAACAGGCCCATCCCGCCGAGCCAGTCATACGAGGCCAGCCGCGAGACCTGGTCGGGCGGGGGATGACCCTGCAGCGACGTCTCCCAGAACGCGCCGAACACCGCCAGCCCGAGGCCCGATAGCAACGCGGCCGGAAGCAGCAGGGCCATCGGGCCGGCCAGCGCGGTCGCCACGTTGATTGGAATCCACAGGGCGACGGCCCAGCACCCGACCAGGAGGGGGCGCTGGGGATGCCACCGGAGCACCCAGACGCATCCCAGGACAGCCCCCACCCCCCTTGCGGCCAGGATCGCGGTCCACGCGGACTCGCTGTCGATCCGTTCCGGCCCGAGGGTGAAATAGGGCGCGAAAACGAGGGCGTTGATAACCGCGAATGCCACTACGACGCCCCACAGCCAAGCCCGGCTTCGGAACGCTCCCCATCCTTCGCGCAGGTCGTCCAAAACGGGTGTCGGCTCCTCGGCCTTCCCACCCGGCAGCGGGCGCAGGCTTCCGAGGAACAGAGCGCTGACGCCGAAGGTGAGGCCGTTCAACGCGAACGCCCAGCCAGGATCGCCGAGCAGCAGAAATGCGCCTCCTACCGCCGGGCCGATCGTGGCCCCTAGCCAAATGGCGACTCCTCGGAGCGCGTTAGCGGCCCGCAGCACCCCGGCATCAACGGTTTGGGGGATGAGGCCCTGGAGGGCCGGCCGGAAGAACGCCGAGCCGCAACCGAGCACGACCTGGACCAGCACAAGCCACCAGATCGAGGCGACACCGGCCAGGAACAGAGCCGCCAGCAAGATCTGAGCGGCGAACCTGACCAAATCCGCGCCGATCATTACCGACCTTCGCGCGTAGCGATCCCCCGCTATCCCACCGAACAGGACGAGAAGCGAGCCGGCCAGAAACTCGACGCCGAACACCAGCGCGGTCTGGGTGGCCGATCCGCCCAACTCGAACACCGCGAAGGGGATCACCGGCAGCAAGGCAAAGTCGCCGATCAGCGACGCCCATTCGGCCGCGAGCAGGCGCGAAAACTGCCCGTCCTCAAGGACGCGCAGATCAATCCCGAGCGCCGCGCCGCCCCGGACCAGTCGCCGGGTCAACCCCGCGGCGATCCTCGACGGTATTGCCCGAACGCTCGCCGCCTCCATCTACTCGACGAATCCCCTGTCCCTCAACACCGAAAGGGCGTAATGGACCTTGGCGCGGTCCCAACCGAGGCGCTCCATGAGGCCCTCGGTCGTGTCGGGCTTCTCTTGGAGGGCTTGGAGGCATTGGCGGATCATCGGGGTCGACGCGAGCCGAAGGCCGCCCGCGCCGGCACGATCGTCCTCGCGCGCCTTCCAGCGGTGCTCCTCGCCTTCGGCCATCTCCGGTCCCCTCCTAGCAATCTCTCGGTACGTCTCAGGTATGGCTCAGAAAAGCCTACCCCTTTGCTCAAGGATATGCTCGCTGCTCAAATCAGGTAAGGGCAAAACTGCCCGAACGGGCATAACTGCCCGGACCGGGCGATGGCTGACCGGCTACGCTCCGCTTTCAGAAACGGTCTCTTTCAGAAACGGCCGCGGTTCGGAGGAAGGGGTGTCGGATGGGTGGCGACGGGAGCAACGCGCCAAGGCTCGGCTTCAGCATGATCGAGCAGGCCGAATTAGACGTTCGGGGGGTGGCAGAGATCACGGAACTCCACGCCCTCTACCTAAAGCTGGGGCGGCAGCGAAATAGGGAACGCGCAGAGGCCGGGGAACCGGAAATGCAGATCGACTGGACCGGGTTTGTGAAGACTGATTTCTCGCACCTGACCGACGAGCAACGCCAGGAGACAGAAAAAGAAATCGCCGACCTACGGGCGGACCCTACGTTCCGGGCAGAACTAAAGGGCAGGCTGGAAGAGAGCGAGCCTGAGCTTGCGCGCCTGATGGAGGACGACGGCCCCTAGAACGTCCCGGCGACCGGGCAGTAACCGTTGCCGTCGTTGAATATCAGCTTCTCTTTTTTGAGTTCGCCGATCACGGTGTAGAGGTAGGTCTTCTTCGGGTCTTTCTGCCCCACCGCTTCGCCTAGCTGCTTAGTGGTGATGCCCGGACTTTGGCGGATCACGGTGAGGACACGTTCCTTCAGCGTCCCGCCCCCCGAACGCCGACGTCGCCGACGTTTCGGTTTGGCCGCGGGCGGGGACGCCGGGGCCTCCGCCGCTTTTGGACGTCGGCCTGGACCACGTTTCTGTCGCCGCCTACGGCGTGGCGTCGGCTCCGCCGGCTCCTTGCCATCGAGGATCGCGAGCACACCTTCCAGGTGCTCGATCTCCTGGCGAATCAGGCCCTTGGCCGTCTCAATTCCCTCTGACGGCATCCTCAACCACCCCTTTCCAACTGATGGGACGCGCCGCATTGTGACACGCGCTGTCGGCTGATCGCTCGTCCCCTGTTCGCCTGCAAAGGCTCAACCGGCACCGCATGGTGCCCGAACCCCCGAAGGAGGCCGCACGGCCATGACGTTTCTACCGCGCCTGCGGGCGCTGCTCGCTGTCCTGTTCCACCGCTCGGTCGAGGTTCGCTCGCCGCAAGGCTGGCGCTTCCATCTGTTCCTTGCCGACCGCCTCGTGCTCCCGGTCATTCAGGGAGGTGCGCCCGAGGAGGGCGAGGACGAGGGCGGCGGCGACGGCGAGCCTGACGGTGACGGCGACGACAAAGGGAATGGTGACGGTGAAGAAGGCGAGGAAGAAAAAGAGGGCGAAGGCGAGGGCGAAGGCGAGGGCGACGAGGGCGACGGCGACGGCGAGGACGAGGGCGGCGGGACCATCGACTGGAAGAAGATGGCCCGAAAGCATGAGTCGGGTCGGAAGGCCGCCGAGCGAAAGCTCAAACGGGAGCAACGCGAACGGAAGAAGCTGGAGGAAGACGCCAAAAAACGCGCGGACGCCGAGAAGACCGAGCACGAGAAAGCGGTCGAGAAGGCCCGCGAGGAAGGCGAGCAGGCGGCGCTGACCAAGGCGCAGAAGGAGCGCCGCAAGGACCGCTTGGAGGCCGCTGTCGCGCGTCTCGCCAGCCGCGGCGTGAAAGTGGGCGAAGGCGACGACGCGAAGACCGTCCGCTTCGCCGATCCTGAAGATGCCCAGGTCTTCCTCGACCGGAAGCTCTCGCTCGGTGACGTCGACGAGGAGGACATCTTCGACGACGACGGCAAAGTGCAGACGGAGGCACTTGGTCAGGCACTAGCCGAGATCCTCGAAGATCGGCCGCGGCTGGCCGAGGACGCCCGCCCGTCGAAACCGTCCGGCAGCGCGGACGGCGGCAAGGGGAAGGGTGCCGACAAGGGGCTGGAGGATATGTCCGTCGAGGAGCACTTCCAGCGCATTCGGCGCGACAAGTAACTTGCGCCCGGCTCCGGCCGGGCCAGCACCACCGGGGTACTGCATAGCGCCCCCTCACGCACCGCTGCACAGCGGTTGGACATAACCAACCCACGAGTAAGGGAGCCGCTATGGCGAACGTATTTATTACGCCTAGCGTCATTGCCCGTACTGGCCTGGCGACGCTCTACAACACGATCGTTCTGGCCGGACTGGTCTGGCGCGACTTCGACTCCGATTTCGCGGGCAAGCAGGGTGACACGATCACCATCCGCAAGCCCGCCGTCTTCGAGGCCGAAGAGTTCGACCGCGAAAAAGGCATCCAGCTCCAGGACGTGGAGGAGGACTCCATGCCTGTCACGCTGGACACGATCGCGAACGTGTCCTTCCCGGTCACGGACGAGCAGATGACGCTGGAGATCGAGGATTTCCAGGGCCAGGTGCTCAACCCCGCGATGGAAGCCATCGCGCAGAAGGTGGACGGAGACCTCGCGGAAGCGCTTGTCGGCGCAGCCGCCGAAGGCGGGCAGCTCGCCGCCCTCGGCAGCGAAGAGGCCAACTTCGTCTTCCGCGGCGCTCGCACGATCCTGTCGCGGAACAAGTTGCCGTCGATGTCCCGGCTGGCGGTGCTGTCGCCCGAGGCGATCTCGGTCTGCCTCGGCGACGACCTGCTGATTACGGCGAACCAGTCCGGGTCCACCGACGCTCTCCGCGAGGCGAATATCGGCCGACTGCTCGGCATCGACACCTACGAGTCGCAGGTGTTCGGGGCCGGCCCCGGTGACAAGGGCCAGGCGGACGGCGTCGCGTTCCACAAAACGGCCGTGACGCTGGCGACCCGGCCGCTCCAGCAGCCTCGCGGCGTGGCCGCGAACCAGGTGGAGATCAGCAACTACCGGGGCCTCTCGCTCCGGGTGGTCTACGCCTACAACAACACCTACAAGAAAGACGAAGTGTCGATCGACATGCTCTACGGGACCGCGGCGACGCGGCCGGAGGGCGCTGTCGAGCTTGACTTCGGCGAGGGTTCCTAACCCACGTAGCCCCCGGGGCGGCCCAACCGCCCCGGGGGCCTTTTGCGTAGGGGTGGAGGTGTGCGATGGCCCTGGCAAAACCCGAGGACGTAGCCGCTCGGCTCGGACGCGAGCTAGACGACGAAGAGACCACCGCTGTTGGATTTCTCCTGGACGCAGCGACCGCGGTCGTCGAGGAGGCCATCGAAGGGCCAGCCGACGACCCAGCACCGCCGGTCCTTCGGTTCGTCGCCGTCGAGGTAGTCGTGCGGGCGCTCGCAAATCCGAACGGTCTGGCTTCGCGGTCGGAGACTCTCGGCGCGTACTCCCACTCTGAGGCTTTCCTCAGCGGCGCGGGCCTCATGCTCACAAAGACGGAGGAACTGATGGTCCGCCGGGCGGCCCTGGGTGCCGTGGCCGGGTCCGTTGCCATCCCCTCCCACGTCGATGACATCTTCGACGCGCTCGTTGGATCGTGACCGCGGTCGCGGTGATCGTGCCGGTACTCGATCGGCCCCGCCGGGTCCGGCCCACCCTGCACGCCTTCAACGCGACCGCGCCCGCCAGGGTCCTGTTCGTCGCCGAGCCTGACGATCGCCGCGAGCTGCGTGCGCTCCGAGGGGCTGGGGCCGAGCACCTCGCGCCCGGCGGGAACTATGCGCAGAAGATCGCCGCCGGCATCGCCGCGACCGATGAGCCTTATGTCTTCACCGCCGCAGATGACCTGGAGCCGCTGGAGGGCTGGTTCGAGGCGGCCCTCGCTGCCATGCACGAGCACGGTGCCCAGGCGGTCGGTGTTAACGACCTGATCCAACGCGGCCGGGTCCACGCCACCCACTTTCTCCTGTCCCGCGCCTATGCCGAAGAGCCGACGATCGACGGGCAGCCCGGTCCCTTCTTCGCTGGCTATTGGCACTGGTGCTGCGACGACGAGCTGATCGCGACTGCGCGCTTCCGCGGCGTCTACGCCTACGCCCCCGAGGCCAAGGTCCGCCACCTCCACCCGCTCGCGGGGCTGGCAGATGACGACGACACGTACCGACGCGGGAGGCTGCGATGGCGAGAGGACCGCAAGCTGTTCCAGAAGCGCCGCCGGCTCTGGAGGCCACTGTCTGTGTCGCCACCTTCGGCGACCGCGCCTGGATCAAGACGGCCGAGCGGGCGCTCGCGTCCGCCCACCGGGCCGGCGCGGCGAGGGTAGTCCACCGCCACGGACGGACGCTTGCGAAGGCCCGCAACGCCTGCACCAACCTCGTCGAGACGGAGTGGCTCGTCTACCTGGACGCCGACGACGAGCTTCGGCCCGGATACCTCGAGGCGATGGCCGCGGCCCACACTGACCTCCGTGCGCCGGCCGTCGAATGCATCAGGGGCCGCCGCCGCTTGCGGCCGTACATGCCGAGGGTTTGGGGACACCACCACGAGTGCACCGCCGAGTGCCTTCGGGACGGGAACTGGTTGCTAATCGGAACGGCCGTGCGATCTGAGATGGCGCGGGCGATCCGATGGCGGGAGTTCTCGGTTTATGAGGATTGGGACTTCTTCCAGCGGTGCTGGCTCTCGGGGGCCACTGTCCAGCCGGTCCCCGAGGCGATCTACCGAATGTATTGGCGTCCCGACAGCCGTAACCACGCTCCGCCGATGGCGGACAAGGACCGTGTTCACCGCGAAATTGTGGCAGCGAATCTATGAGCGAACCGTATGACTTCTGGGCGGAGTTCTGGAAGGTCTACGTCGCCGGCATCTGGGAGCCGCAGACCCGTGCCCTCTTGGAACGGATTCTGCGCCCCGGCGACCTCTTCGTCGACGTCGGCGGCTGGATCGGCCCCGTCTCCCTGTGGGCGCTCGACCTGGGCGCGCGGGTCGTCGCCATCGAGCCGGACCCGGTCGCCGCGGAGGAGTATCGCCGAAACGTCCCCGATGCCGAGCTATGGGAGGGAGCGCTCAGCACTTTTCGCGGGCGCTCGTTCATCGCCCCACGGGAGGGCGCTGGATTCGGCGACTCGATGGCCCGGCTATCTGACCACGGCACGCCGGTCGAGACCTGGACCCTCCAGGAAGTGCTCGGCGACCGCGTCCCGGCCCTGGTGAAGATCGACGTCGAGGGCCACGAGGTAGAGCTGTGCCCGCAGGTTGGCCCCTTCCTGGCCCGCCTCGGCGTCCCGCTTCAGGTTTCGTTCCACGGCGAGTTCGTGCCGCGGGAGTGCTTCGCCGGGTTTGCGGCGGTCTCATGGCCGGAGGAGCCGTGGGGCGATCTCGTTGCGCTGCCGTGACGGTCGACGTGATCGTGCCCTGGCGGGGGGGCTGCCCGCACCGCGAGGCCGCCTGGGCGTGGGTGCGCGCTCGTTACCGCGAGACATTCCCAGGCTGGCGTCTGCGGCCCTCTACAGCGCCGCCCGGACCGTGGTGCAAGGGATACGCCGTCGCCCACGGCGCGGCGACGAGCGCCGCTGACATTCTCGTCGTCGCCGACGCCGACGTCTGGTCCGCGGGAATCGGCCGCGCAGCACTGGAGGTTGCTCGTGGCGCACCGTGGGCGATGCCGCACCGCCTCCTCCACCGCCTCAGCCGATCGGGCACGCAGACCCTTCTCAGCGGCGGGCCGATTGACGCCGAGTCCCTTGACCAGCCTGCGTATCGCGGCCTCGACGGCGGTGGCGTCGTCGTCCTAAGCAGCGAGGTCTTCGCAGCGGTCCCGATCGACCCGCGGTTCATCAGCTGGGGCCAGGAGGACGAATCGTGGGCTGCGGCCCTATGGACCCTTCTGGGGCCGGCCTGGCGCGGCGACGACGCCTTGTTCCACCTGTGGCACCCCCCGCAGCAGCGGGCATCCCGCCGGCACGGTTCGCAGGCGAACTGGGCGCTCCGGCGGCGCTATCTCCGCGCTCGACGAGACCCTCGCGCCATGACGGCGCTGATCGGAGAGGCCCATGAGCATCTCGGCGCTACTGACCCGGCCCTGCACGGTGGTGCATCGCACCGAGTCTGGCCAGACCGACAGATACGGGAACGAGATCCCCGACGAGACCGAGGCGACCACCGTCTGCGAGGTCCAGCAAACCCAGCGCCGCGAGCCGGGGGCCGAGGGTGAGGTCTCGGACGTGCTCTGGGCCGGCTATTTCCCGGCCGGCACCGCCCTCACGACCGCCGACGCCATCCGCGTTGAGGGGATCGGCACGTTGGAGGTCGTCGGGGAGCCGTGGACTGTGCGCTCGCCGGCTGGTCCTGCCCATCACGTAGAGGCGACGCTGCGCCGGACGGCCGGCGCGGAGGAGGGATCGTGATCCCCGACGCCGAGAGCATCCTGACCGCGTACTTGGCAGCGCAGACTGGCGAGCGCATCGTCGGTGATACGCCCCGCGACCTCGGAGCCGCCTGGGTGCGCCTGACGCTGCTCGATGCCTCGAACGAGGCCCACTCGCGCCCCGAGCATTTGATCGACAACCTGCTGCAGCTTGAGTGCTACGCCGGCAGCGGCCCGGATGGGCAGGAGGAGGCACGGGAACTCGCGGTGAGTATCCGCGGCGCGCTCGCCGATCTAAGCGGCCCCGTGGACGACGCCGTCGTCACCGCGGTTCGATTCGCCGGGATGGCTCGCGTCCCGGACGTCGCGCTGGAGCCGGCGCGGCAGCGCTACATCCTGACCGCTCACGTCTACATGCATGGCGTCGGATGATCTTCCGGCCCAATCCCGCCCTCATCGCGGAGCTAGAGGCCGAGGGAGTCGTCGACGCGCTCGCGCATTCCGCGGCCGAAGCTGCGAAGGAGGAAGCGGAAGCCATCGCTCCCCGCGGGGAGACCGGCCGCTATACCGACAGCTTCGTGGTGACGAAGAGCGACGCTGGTTGGGCGCTCGGGAATACAGACTTCGCGGCGCATTGGGTCGAGTGGGGATCGGTGAATAACCCGCCCTACGCCCCCCTTCGCCGCGCCGTGCAGGCCACGGGCCTGCATCTCCGGGAGGCACCGAAGCCCTGAGCGGGGCCGCATGGCCCCGGCCCCCCGCCGAAGCCCGCAGGGGCTTCTCCCTCGAAACACCGGCCCCTGCGGGGCTGAACGAAAGGAATCCACAATGGCGTGGAACGACGCAGACGAGCTGGTCGTCGCGGCCAACGGTGCGGTTAATTTCGCACCCGTCGGGACGCCGCTCCCCAAAGTGGGGGACGACCCCACGGCGGCCCTGAACAAAGCCTTTGTCGGGGCCGGCTATATCACCGAGGACGGCGCGACGCTCTCTGTTGGGTCCGAGGTCACTGACTTCATGGCCTGGCAGTCGCGGCAGCCGATCCGCCGGGACAAGCAGACCCAGAACCTCCAGTTCACGTTCGCGTTCCAGCAGTGGAACGAGGAAAACGTGGCGTTTGCCTTCGGTGGCGGCACCGTCGAAGCGCACGGGGGCGGGGTCTTCAGCTACACGTTCCCGGAAGCCGACGACCCGCTCGACGAGCGGAGCCTCGTGGTCGACGCCGAGGATGGCGACGTCCACTTCCGTTACGTGTTCCCCCGTGGGAACGTGACGGAGGCGGTCGAGGCGAGCTTCAAACGGACGGAGTCGGCGCAGCTCCCGATCACCTTCAAAGTCCTGGAGCCGGCAGAAGGCGGGCCGCCCGCCTGGTTCAACACCGACTCGCCGGGCTTCGCGGTGGGATCGTGAGCGCCTCGAACGGAAGCGGGAGCAAAGGCGGTCGCCGGCAGGCGACCGCCGCCGCTCGCGCCGAGAAAACCCCGAAGGAGAAGACGCTCACCTTCAACGGAGTGCGCTTCAAGCTGCCGCCCACCCTGCCGGACACGATCTTGTTCGACATGGTCGAAGTCGAAGCGCAGGGGGCCAGCCCGCTCCCGATGTTCAGGATGTTGCGCTCGATTCTCGGGCAGGAACAGTTTGGAACGCTCCGGGAAGCCGTCGAAACGGAGGCCATCCCGGCTGAAGAACTCGACCGCTTCATCGAGGGCGTCTTCGCCAAGTATGGGGTGACGCCGGGGGAACGCTCGGCCTCGCGGACCTCCTAGCCGAGAAGTGGCCTCTCCTAGAGGCCGATTTCCAGCACTACTACCGGCTCGATCTCCGCGAGGCTGCCGCTACCGAGGGTCCGCGACGTCTGCTCGCCCTGATCCGCGGTTTGCCGCCAGACGCCGCGGCATTCCGGGAGGACCAGCCGGGCTGGACCCAACAGGACGAGCTGCTGGCGACGCTGATCGAAGTCAGCGATGCCTGGGGCCGGCAGATCGTGGCAACCCTGGTGGCGCTGCACGGCGGGAAGGTCAGGTTCCCGGACCCGATGCGGGTTCGGCATCCCGATCGGCCCGACCCCGAGCCGCCCCAGCGGCAAATCACCACTGATGCGGCGGAGATCGCCGCCTTCTTCCGCACCCGCGTCGGCTGACGCCGGGGGAGGTGAAGCATGGCTAAGGCTGGCGACGCCTGGATCGACGTCCACGGCAATTTCGCACCATTCGCCAAAGAGATCGAGGGACTCGCCGCCTCCCGCGTCGGGAAGTCGATGCAGCGGGTCGGCAAGTCGCTCACCGCCGGAGTGACCCTGCCGCTCGTCGGCCTTGGTGCCGCGGCCATCAAGTTGAGCCGCGATTTCGGCGGCTCGATGCGGCTCATCTCGACCCAAGCGGGGGCCTCGCGGGGCGAGATGGAACGGATGAAAAAGGCCGTTCTCGGCCTGACCGAAAGCGGCGCGGTCAAGCAGTCGCCGAAAGAACTCGCCGACGCCCTCTTCCACGTCGAGAGCGTCGGGTATCGCGGCAGCAAGGCCCTCGGCGTCCTCAAATCGAGCGCCGACCTGGCGGCGGTCGGTCAGTCGGACCTGGAGGAGACCACCTACGCCCTCGTTTCGTCGCTTGAGACCGGGATCAAGGGCACGGAGAACCTCCACAAGACGATCGGGACGCTGAACGCGATCGTCGGGACCGGCGATATGCGGATGGAGGATTTGACGAACTCGCTGAGTTCGGGAGTCCTCGTCTCGGCCAACCAGGTCGGCCTCTCCCTCCGCGACGTCGGCGCGGCCTTGGACACGATGACGGCGCGCGGGATGCCGGCGCAGGTTTCGGCGACGCGGCTGCGGATGACGTTCTCGCTCATGGCAGCGCCGACGACCAAGGCGAAGTCTGCCCTGGAGAGCATCGGCCTTAGCTCCACCTCCCTCGCGGAGCAAATGCAGAAGCCGGCCGGCCTCCTGCGGGCGCTGTCCCTGCTGAAAGATCACCTCGCCGGACTCTCGAAAGTGGAGCAGACGCAGCTCCTCTCGGAAGCGTTCGGCGGCGCGCGCAGCGGCACGACGATGATGCTGCTGCTCCAGAACCTCGACGACGTCCGCGAGCGGTTCCAGCGGATCGGCGCGAGCGCCGGCAACTTCGGCGAAAAGCTGAAGGAAGTCAAGGAAGCGTCCGGCTTCAAACTGGACGTCGCCTGGTCTCAACTACAGGCGGCGCTGATCCACCTGGGCGACGAGCTCCTGCCGGTGATCGTCCCCGCCTTCCAGGATCTCGTTGGCGTTATTTCCCGGCTCGGGCGCTGGTTCAACCGTCTCCCGGAGGGGACGAAAAAGCTGATCGTCGAGGTTGGCCTCGTCGCGGCGGCGCTCGGCCCGGTTCTCTTCATCGGCGGGAAGCTGGTCTCGACCTACGCGAAGGTCGCTTACGTCATCCGGCGCGCGGCCGTCGCCTTCGGCCTGATGAACGCTGCGGAGGCAACCGCGGCCGGTGCCGGTGGGGCCGCTCGCGTCGGTACGGGCGCGGATATGTTCGGGATCAACGCGGCGGCGGCGAAAGCGGCCGGCGGCAGCGCCGCCAGGAACCTCGCAGCAGGGTTGGCGCGGACGATCGGGCCGGCAGTCGCCGCCTACGGCATCGGCAACATCGTCACCTCCGCCACGTCGGGCGACTGGCGAGACGCCGGGTTCGAGGCCGGCGGCGCACTCGCCGGCGGCGTGGCTGGTTTCATGCTCGGCGGCCCCTTCGGGGCCATGCTCGGCGTCGGCCTCGGGTCGCTCGGCGGCGAACTCGGGAGCGATCTCTTCGGCGCGATCTTCGACTCGGGCGAGTCGCTGTCGCCCCTCCAGCAGCGGCTTGCACAGACGGCGGAACGTGTCACCGAAGCCTTCCGCACCCAGGCCCAGGCCAGCCAAAACCTCGTCCAGGCCAACCAGCGGCTCAACGCCGCGCAGGCCCACCAGCGCGAGGTCAATGCTGGCGTCAAGAGGGCCACCGAAGCCCTCGCCGCGGCGCGGAAGCGCTATGGCGAGAACTCGGCCCAGGCGGCAAGGGCCGAGGCGCGGCTCCGCAATCAGAAAGCCCTCAGCATCGCTGCCGATCGTCGCGCCGCCAGCGCCGAACGGCTCCACGGGGTTATGCGCACGGCTGCGATCCGTGGCGACCGGGCCGCGGTGGCGGCGACCAAGGAACGCACCGAAGCGCTGAGCCAGCAGTACCGGCACCTCGTCAAATTGCTGCGCGAGCAACAGAAGCTGCCGCCCGGCAAGGCCCGCCTCGAAGGCGAACAGAAACTTCAGAAGCGGCTTAACGAAACCGGCCAGCGGCTCACCGCCACGCGGGAACGCGAAACGAAGGTGATCCGCGAAGCGGCCGGCCAGATCGGCGGGCGGTTCGCGCGCAGCCTCGAACGGCTCTCGGCCTCGCAGTTGCGGGTTATCGAATCCGGGCGCACGCTCAAGCAGGCGAACGAAGAAATGGCCGAAGCCGTCTTCGGGTTCAGCCGCAAGGCGGTCACGGCCACGAGCCGCGCCAAGGGCGGCTATGAACGCCTGAAGGGCGTCCTCGGGCCGTTCCGCAGCCAGACGCACGAGAAGCTGGGCCAGGCGTCTGGGGACATTCGTTCCTGGAGCGAAGCCTCTACGGGCGGAATCAACGTCGTCGAAACGAGCATGAGCCAGTTCGCTCAGCGGCTCGGAATCTCGAAGGCGCAATGGGGCGTGATGACCGGGACCGGCCGGCAGCGAGGCGGTCCCGTCCGCCGTCGTCAGGGCGGGGGCGTCGTCCCCGGCCAAGGCGATGGCGACACCGTCGACGCCGCCTTGCCCTGGGGGGCGTTCGTGCTCAACAAGCGCGCGACCGCCGCATTCGGTTTCCGCGCCGGGGGCCTTGTCCCCGTCCGCCTCGAGCCGGGCGAGCGCTGGTTCCACCCCGACGAGGTGCGGCGCGTCGGGTCGCACAACCTCGACCGCCTGAATCGCGCCGTGCCGCGCTTCCAGCAGGGCGGCGAGGTGCAACGCCCCGGCGGCGAACTGAGCGGCTTCCAGCCGCCGGTCATCACCGGCCGCGAGCCACTCCGAAGCGTTGGCCAGCGCGCGGTCAACAAGGTCTTTGAGGCCGCGGTGAAGGCCCTGCAGCGAGCCGGTGGCAACCGGACCTACGCCGCCATCCTCAAGGAAGCCAACCGCATCGATGCCCTGCACCTCCCCTACGTCTGGGGGGGCGGCCACCAGTCAACGCCGGCACCGCCCGATGGTCCGTTCGACTGCTCGGGCGCGATCTCCGCCTTGTTCCAGGGCGCGGGATTCCAGATCCCCACGATGGTCTCCTCCGGGTTCGAGAGCTTCGGCCTGGCCGGCAAGGGGAAGGTCTCGGTCCTTGCGAACCCCGAGCACGTCTACTCGGTGCTCGGCGGCCGGGCCTGGGGGACGAGCGAGGAGAACCCCGGAGGTGGCGCTGGTTGGATCGACGGCTATACCTACCGCGGCGGGTTCACCATCCGCCATCCCGACCTAGTCGAACCGGGGAAGCTGCTGTCAGGACGCCGCGGTCGCGGGCAACCGCCCAAGCACGGATTCGCCCGCGGCGGCTGGGTCCGGGTTGGGGCGACGATCGACCCGAGCCAGGGCAACCCCGCCTTCTCGCGCTTCTTCCACGGCGGGATGAGCTTCGCCGAGCTGCTGCAGGCCGGTGCGAATCGCGGCCTCCGCGACAAGGCCCTGACGGCGATCCTGGGACTCGCCGAGGGCTATAAGGCCGCCGGCCAGGACTACGGCATGGCGATGGGCACCGCGCTGCAGGTTCGGATGCCCGGAGGCCAGCGGTCGTTCACGTTCTACAAGAACGACGTCGGCTCCGGCCAGGGGGGCGACCCCCACTACAAGGTCGACCTCCACTCCGGCATTGCGAACGCCCTGGGTTGGCACCCGAACGAGGACATTGAGGTCTCGGCCGGTGGTAGCGGCGGGGGAGGCAGCAGCGCGGTCCCCACCACGGTCCACGGGAAATACCCGTCGATCAAAGCCGTGGGGAAGCCCTCTGGCGGCCTCGAAGCCAAGCCGGTCACGAAGAAATACGAGGCTCAGACGAAGGAGCTGACCTTCGGCGCGCTCCCGAAATCGGAGGAGGGCTGCCTAAAGGAGCTGTACCACCTCGAAAAAGTCCTGCTGCCGGAATACCGCGCGGCCGTCAAGCAGCACCCGGACAAAGCGACCAGCCAGGCGCTGCTGGCAAATCAGAAGCGGATCGAAAAACGAATCCACGAGGTTCGCGGCCAGCTCCGCACTCTCCGCATCGCGAAGGCGAAGAAGCGGCTGACCAAACGGCTCCAGAAGGCGCTGCGCCGGATCACCGGCTGGGAGGAGGCAATCGAAACGGCCCAGCGCGCATACGAAACGGCGAGCCAGTACGCCGAGCAGGTCGTCGGGTTGGAGCCGGTCTCCAGCGGCGAGGTAGGGAAGGATTGGGTCGAAAACGTCTTCGCGCCGTATGTCCGCGGCACCGAGGAACCTGCATATGGCGAGGTACTGGCGCGGGAGGCGGCGTGGCGCAACACGATCATCCGCGCGCAGACGGCGGTCGGGAACCAGGAGCACGCTTGGGGCGATCGGATCGGCGAGCTGGGCGAACGCATTACCGCCCTCGGCGACCAGATCGACAAAGACAACCGGCGGATAGGCCGGCTACGCGATCTGATTCGCGAACACCCGAACGCGAAAGATCGGCCCGCTTGGGAAGGCGAGCGCGACCGCCTCGTCAACGCCCTCCCCGGACTGCACCAGTTCCTCGACGCTGCGCGGGGCCGCCGTAAGCAGTTTGTCGAATCGTTGGCCGAAGCGAAGACGAGCTGGAACCCCTGGCAGGGCACCGGGAGCTTCGAGGACTCGATGGTGCAGGTACAGGGCCTGCATTGGCCGGCCCAACATGAACTCCTGGCAGTCCTGCCGGCGGTGCCACAGGCCGGGATGTTCGGCGGGGCCATCTGGGACACGCAGACGGCGATTAGCGAACTCGGCCTGAAGATCACGCAGGCACTGGAAAGCGCGAGCAGCGCCGGCCCGGATACCTCCGAACGGGACTCGCTTCTTGAACAGCTCTGGCGCGAAGAAGCCGAACGCCTCGCAATCTCCCAGGCCCAATACCGCGCCTTCGAAGGCTTCACGAAAGTCCCGAACTTCGGCGGCAGCTTCGCCAAGGGCGGGATCGTGCCCGGCCGCGCAGGCGAGCCGCGAGTCACGATCACCCACGGCGGCGAGGGCGTGTTCACGCCCGACCAGATGGCGGCGATCGGCGTGACCGGCGCGGAGCGGCCCACCGTCCTGGTCCACGGCGACATCGTCTCCTCCCACCCCGACCCGGTCGAGCTGCTGATCGGCGACAAGCGCTTCCCCGCCGCCGTCGAGAAGGTCACGGGCGCAGGCGACCGGCGGACCGCCCGAGTCGTGAGTCGCCGGATGCCCAGCAAGGCGGGTGTCTTCGGTGGCTAACGAGCGCGTCATTCTTGACCCCGCCGAGGTGGCCCTCCCCGACCGGGACGAGCTTGACCTCCACGCCGGCCCGTTCCAGGTCCGCGAGGAGGGGATCGACTGGGGCACCGCCGAGATCGAGGCGTTCATGGCCCAGCAGCAGGTTGGCGAGGCGATGATCGACTACCGCCTCCCAAACCGGACGATCACGATCCCGCTCACCCTCGGGGCGTCCGGGTCGTTCGACGAAGCCCGCCTTCTCCTGCAGGCGAAGGTCTCCCGAATCAACGAGGAGGGCGGCTGGCTAAAGCGGGAAGTGCCCGGCGGCAAACACGGCTTCTTCGACCTGGTCAAGGCCACCTTGAAATATGGCGGTAGCTCCTGGCAGGCCCGCGAAGGTGGCTTCGACCCCGACGTCGAGCTTGTGCTCGAAGCGCTCCCGGATTTCTACGGCGACGTCGTCACGCTGGGGATACACGAAGGGACCGGAGATCTCGCGTGGACGGAGCAGATCGAGGGGAACCTTCCGGGCCGGGTCGACCTCGAAATCGTCGACCTGAGCGGCTGGAACCAGTTCGCCCTCGGCTGGGCCTTCCGCTGCCGCAATTACTCCAGTGCCGCGTCCGGCGGCTGGGTCTTCCAAGCCGAGGCCCTCGACCTCCTTGGCGCAGCCGAAGAAGCGTCCATCGAAGGAGCCTCCGGGGGGAAAACCGTGCGCTACCCCAGCCTCGGCACCGACTGGACGCCCATCCTCGCCACGCTCATCGGCGGCGTCACCTACCTGACGCACGTCGGCGTCTACGACGTGTGGGCGCGCGTCTACACGACCAGCGCCACGCTGCCGTGGTTGCGCCTCGTCTACGACGTCGGCGACCTGATCGCGCCGGCCGAAAACGAGCAGGTCCAAATCCCACAGGCAGGGGGTTTTTACCTGGTGAATCTCGGCCAGGTAAGTATCCAACCCACCGGCCTCGGGGCACATCGTTGGGCGGCAGAAATCCAAGGCCGAGGTGAGGAAGGGGGCGAGAACGTACACGTTGATCGCCTGTGGTTCCTCTGCGCCGACGAGGGGTCGGGGATTCTCAAAGGCTCCACGATCACCTCCTCCGGCACGAGCCAAACCGGCCGAGACAGTTTTAACCAGGCCGCTGGTGCGCTCGCGGGAAAGATCGCCGAAGTAGGGGGCACCTGGAGCGGTGCGGGCGACGCCGACGACTTCGTGGTGGTGACGGAATAGATGGCCTCGAAAGGTGGGCACTACCTAAAGCGCACCGCGGTATCTGATAGCGCGCTCAACAATGGTCGGTTTGCCCGGCTTGGAGTGCTGACGGCAAAAGCCATTGCGGTGTCGGTGAAGATCGTCCCCTACACGGCCGGAACGCCGATGCGCATGGGGGTGTTCTGCAGGTACACGGACACCAACAACTGGTTGATGCTGGTCTGCACGGGCTGGATTGCAGTGGTAGGCCACAGTCCGACCTGGGCGCTCATCAAGCGGTCAGCCGGCGTAGAAACCACCCTCCTCAGCGGCAAAATCACCACCGGGGGCACGGGCAGTTACTCGACCTTCCGCCTGGTCGCAAACTCCGACGGGTCGTGTATCGCCGAAGTACCGGGTGCTTCGGGCGGGTCAATCATCGTTGCGCCCCCGGACCCGGAACTTGCCTCTGGGAGTGGGAAAGCCATCGAAGGCGGCGGGTTCGGAATCTATGACGCCTATACCGGGGCTGAAGCAATAACCCGCTACTACGACGATTTCGAAGCGACGATCCCCGCCTCCTCAACGTCGCTGTATGACGCGGTGATCTTCGCCAACCGTGACGCCCGCCTTACCACGGCGGGCCATTTCCGCCGCACCTCAGATAACGCCGCATATGGCCCGGTGGCCTATCCGGGTTCTGATCTGCCGCGCATCCCGGTGTCTGGCCCCGAGGCCCGCCCCGTGGAGATCGCATTGAAGCCCAGCCGAGGTGAGTTCGGGATGTTCGCCGACAACGGCCTCGACAAAGTCAGCGCGCAGTTGGCCTACCGGCCCTGTTGGTCCTTCATCCCCGAGTAAGGGGGCGCGCGCAGCCAGGAGGTACTGATGCCATTCTCACCCGACCCTGGGGGTCAGTTTCGCTCGGACGTACATCGTCGGGTCGCCGGATACATGCCGGCAGTCGACGAAGAACCCGCCTCGGCGGCGGCGCTGTTCCGGCGGATGGAAGCTGATCGGTTCATCCCCTTCGCGATCGAAGGGGAACTAATCGAAGTAGTGGAAAGCCTCGTCGCCGATGGCTTGGCTGCTGGCGATGGCGGGCGGCCCGAACGCTGGCGACTGTCAGCCGAAGGGGCGGACCGGCTCCAGGGGCCGATCGCCAACGAGCCGCCGCCACTCGAAGGCAAGGCGCTCGAAGACGCGCAGGCGGCCGATGTCGCACTCCACGAGGAAGAGCGGGAAGTGATCGCGACGGCGAAGGCAGAACGAGTCACTCGGCTGAAGACCGAGCTGAAGGAGGCCGAAGCCGAGGCCGCGGAACCGATCGAGGTCGAAGTCGAAGCGGAACCCAAGCCGGCGGAAGACGCCGGACCGGAGGAGGCGAAAGCCGATGCGTGAGATGCCCGCACGGGAGGGCTTGGTCCTGGTCGATTTGCAACCGGCTCGGTTGTCGGAGTACGCCCGACGAGTTCTGTTCGCGGAGATGCCGGCGGACGGGATAGCCGCGGCAACGCGCTGGCTGCTGGGCCTTCGCCTGGCCTCCAAGTCCGACTACCTGGAGAACAAGAACCTCGATCACAACCTCGGCCGGCTGGCGTTCACCATGCCGACCACCGTCGCCCTGGCGCTATGCACCGCGTTCCCTACCGATGCGTCGACGGGCGCGACGATCTCCGAGCCGTCATACACCGGCTATGCCCGGCGGGTGATCGCCGCGTCGGCACTCAACGCCGCTGCCGCGGGCCAGAGCACCACCAAAGAAGCCCTCACCTTCGCCGAATGCACCGCCGGCTCGTCGACGGTGATCGGCTACGCCATCTGCGACAGCTCGACGAAAGGCGCGGGCAACGTCCTCTACTGGGGCACCGCGACGTCGACCGTCATATCCACGACGCAGACGCCAGCCACGATCGCCGCGGCGGGGCTTGTTGTAAATGAGGACTGAGCGGTGCCCAGCATCGCCGAACAGCTTGCGGCGCTGCCGCTAGTTGACAACCTCAACCGCAACAGTCCCGAAGCGCCCGCTGCTGCACCGTGGGAAAAAGCCTCCTTCCCCACGGAAATCGGCTATCTCGAAGCAGGCTGGGGCTACTACCCGCACAACGGCGGGACCAGCTGCGCCGCCCTCTACAGCGCGCTCACTCTCCCAGCGGGTGGGGCAAAAGGCTGGGCGGTTTCCACGGAAATCCGCCAAAAGAGTTCGTCCGTCGCAGGCTCCCCGTATTGGGAGGTTTGGCTTTACCTCGCCAAAGGTGCGAAGACGGGCCTGCGGGCTGCCGCCTACCAAGAAGAAGCCGGCGGGACGAAATACAAAATCGTCCTAGAGAAGTGGAACGCCGGGGTGAAAGAAGCCCTTGGCGAAGTCACCGGCATCACCATTAAAGGCACCGGCAGCCTCGCTGGCGGCTGCCTGGCGCTCGTCTACCTGAGCGGGAACGTCTACGTGTTCACCCGCGAAGAATCCGCCGCGAGCTTTGTCGAACGCCTGAAAGCGACGACCGCGGTGCCAGCCGGCGAATACGCCGGGATCGGCGGCCAGGCGGCGACCGAAGTCAACTACTACCCCGCGGTCGAGAACTTCTGCACCGGGGAAATCACCGGGTCGGTCCCCGAACAATTGCTCGGCCTTCCGATCGTCGACACGCTGAAAAAAGCGGCGAAGCCGGCGTCGATGACCAAACTGCCCTGGGCGCTGACCGAAGGCTCCTGGTCGGAAGCGTCGGGTTGGTCGCCCTCGTCATTTAGCGCCAACCCACCCACGGGCACGCGGAGCGGCTTCTACGTCAACACCGGAAAACAGTCCGGGAAGCTCGCGATCGGCCTCAAGAAGACGACCGGCTCGCTGGCCGTTGAAGGACGCCAGTTTGAGGTCTGGCTCCACTACCAGGGCGGCGAAAAAGCCAGCGGCTACCAGCTCGCCGTAGTCACCGACAAAAATAACGACGGCAAAGTCAAATACACGCTCAAGAAGTTCGTTGAAGGGGTGGAAACCAGCCTCCTGGCAACGGCCGAAGGTCTGCCGTTCAATGAAAACGACACCTTCTATCTCGCCCGCATCGGTAACACGCTGCTTGTCTACCGCCGGTCGGGTGAAGCGCTGCCTGAACTGATCGGCGAAGCCGAAGATGCGACCTTCACCGAAGGCTATGTTGGCTTCGGCGGCAACGGCTCAAACCCGCGCCTAGTCAACCTCCAGGTCGGCGCTCTTGTCACCGCCCAGACGGTGCCCCTCGAAGCCTCATCCGGGACGTCGTCGACCACGCTCGCCTTGCGAGCGCCGACCACTGTCGTGCTCGAACCCACCTCGGGCGGATCGTCGACCACGCTCGCGGTCAAAGCGAAAACACAAGTGCCGCTCCTCCCCACGACGGGCGGAAGCAGCACCACCCTCACGATGAGGGTCAAATTGAAGGCGCAGCGTCTACGGGTGCGTCGCGGCCCACCGATGCGTTTGTACCTCCTGGCCACCGCACCCTCGGGGAAGGTGTACCGATGGGGTGAGGACGAGCGTGGCGCAGACAGCGTGTTCGCCGACCTCGTGGACTCCGACGCTGTACCTGGCGGCTACAAGGAACTCGCCTGCAGCCTGCCTCGGAAGCCAGAGGTGGATTACGGCGATATGGCGATGGGGACCGAGCTGGAGCTTTTCGGCGCGGGCCAGCAGAAGGTTGGGGAGTACCGGCTCGAGCGGGCACCCCGGACCTCTGGCGACCAGATCAGCATGGACCCGGCGGCGTATGGCTACCAGGGCCACCTCTCCGACGATGCCTCGGCGCAGGAGATCTTTGTCGACAGCGATCTGTCCGCGTGGATCGAGCCTACGGCGGCCCGGAGGTTGTACCTCTACAACAACGGCATTCACATAGTCGCCGCGACCTCGGTCGGCCGCTCGCCGCTCCAGCCGGCCGACACGCCGGCCGGCGTGATTAACGACTTCACCGGGACCACCAACTTCAACCAATCGGCCGGTGAGGCGGACTACTACGGCGGCGGGGTGGACATTGGGGAGGTCAAGTACGACTACCGGCAGCTAAGCAGCTATGCCGCCGATGCAACGTGGGAAACGAACGTCGCCCTTAGCGCGCTCGACACGTTCGTCACCTTCCAGGTAGGAGCGAACCACCAGCGGTCCACCGCGTTGGTACAGAGCGTTGTCGCCACGGCCGCGGGCATGAAGTGGGCGCGGCTCCGCGACAAGATCAATAACTCGGGATACACCGGGCAGCTTGGCGATGTAACGGCCTGGCAGTACCTCAAGGTTTTTGGGCGGCACGGGATCGACCCCGTGGGGGTCTGGCCGGAAATCGGCCTGCTGGCCTCCGACGTAATCGCCTACGCGCTGGAACGCTGGGCACCGCTGCTCCGCTTCACCACTGGCGAGATGGGGACGATTCGCCCCACTGCGTTCTCGATCCCCCACCTCGCATTCAAGGAGGCGGGGCCAATCGCCGAATGGATCACCCAGGCCAATCGGTTCGAGCTGAACGAGTGGGCGGTTTGGAACGACCGGACGTTCTTCCTGAACCCCCGAGGGAGCCGCGAAGGGCGGAAACGCTGGGTCGCGCGGGTGTCTCCGTCGCATCTGCAGGAGACCGGCCAGCAGATGGAACGGGTATGGAACGGCGTCGTCGTCGAATACCAGGACGTTGGCGGGGGAAGCCGCACGGTAGGGCCGCCGGAATCCAGCGCGACCTACACGGATGACCGGCTGCTCGACCCTGACCCACTAAACCCCGCGAACCAAATCGAGGGCCTACGGCGCTGGACCAAGATCGCCGCCAACGGCGCGTCCACGCCCGAGGGTGCGATTCGCATCGGGCAGTTGTTCCTGGAACAGACGAAGGAACTGGACGGATCGGGCAGCGCCACGCTGACCGGATACGTCGAAGATGACAACGGCCAGCTTTGGCCTTACTACTGCGTCCACGCCGGGGATCTCATTCGGTTCGTCGACGCCAACGAGCCGGGCTGGCGGTACATCGTCAGCGCCCAGCGGACGCGCGCCACCCGGTCGGTTGACGTTGACCTCGACGCGCCGCCGGACTCCCTGGCGGCGCTGCTGGAGCGTCTGGACGTCGTTCTCGTCCCGATCGGAGGGTAAACCCAACATGAAGCGCCGAGCGAATGGCACGCGCCGCTGGGGGCGGCTGAGCCGAGACACCTTGCTGTTCTTGATCGGGCTTCTCGGGATCGTCCACGAGACGCTGCTGACCAGCGGCCCGGAACGCCCAACCCTCCTCCTGATCTTCGCGGCCTTCATGGGCCTGCCACTTGCCCTCGGCGTCGATCGAAAGGGAGACAAATAATGACCGAGCCACTAACGGACTGGCTGTCGGCGCATCCCACGACCTCGACCTACATCGCGATCGTGGTGACGCTGTCGCTCGTCCTCCAGATTCTCGAAGCCCTCGGGGTGGTCTGAAGATGGCCGCCCTGCGTGGGGCCGTCGCATGGTTCGACCGCCACCGCCCGAAGAATGTCGGCCGGTTCGTGACGCCCTACCTGGTGGCCGGCATGAGCATCCTGCTCATTCTCGGCCTTATCCGCGTCGACGAAACCAACACCTTCGCCACGGAACTGCGCGACGGCCTGGTTACGAACTGCGAACAGAGCGGCAACCCCCTGCGAACCGCCGTGCAGATGATGCTGCGCGAACAGATCAAGCAAGCCGAATCAACCCCGGCCCGCTACTTCCCCGACGTCCCCCCAGCGGTGTTCCACCGCCTTGTCCGTGAACAGGTAGAGGCAACCCGAGCAGCGATTCGCCGCATTGCGCCGGTCGACTGCGCCGCGCTCTACCCGAACGACTAGCGCCCCAGGGTCCGCCGGCCCCCTCTCCCAGCTCTACCCCCACGCAACCCCCAAACCCCCAGAACGGAGGGAGAAATCATGCTGTTCGGTTACTCACTAGCGCAGGCGCGCAAGGCCGCCATTTCACTGGTGGTCCTCGGCTGTGCAGTCGCCGGTCTCGTCATTTCGGGGATCGACCCGAACTTTCAGCAGGCCGCCGTGCTGCTGACGGGTTCCATCTTCGCGGTGGTCGGCGTCTTCGCCTCGAAGAACGCCACGGAAGACGACCTCGCGAAGGCGGTCGCCCAGCTCCAAGGCAACGCCCTGACGGTCGTTGGCTACTTCGTAACGGTCCCAACGGCGACGGCGGGCAAGATCAGCCTCGTCGTCGGCGCACTACTCGGGGCGTATGCGGTCTTCCGCGTCCCCAACGAGCCATGAAGCGGCTGCGACAGGCCCTCGCCAAGATCGCCGAGGCGCTGGGCCTAAACAAGACCCTTCTGGCCCGAGCCAGGCGGCGGTATAGCGCCAACCACAAGCGCGCCGTCACGAACCACCACAAGGCGAAGGTCGCGGAGCGGAAGGCCGACAGCCTTCGCGCCGATGGCCATCTAGTAGCCGCGGCGCAGGAGGACAAGGTCGCTGCTCGGTGCCATCACCGAGCGTACAAGTCCCACCTTCGCGCACAGTGGTGGGTTGGCCGAGTGAAGCTGCTCTGCCAGCGGATCGAGGGCCTGGAACAAACCCAGGAGGAACTACAGGCCCAGCTCAAGAAGCTCGAACGCGAACACGGCGTCACGATCACCGGGAACAAGGTGACGGGCGGGACGCCGCGTCAGCGGCTCCAGGCGGCAATGCTCGCCTCTGCCGCGGCCTGCGCATCAGGCAAGCGGCCGAACTTCTATAGCCAGGCCGGGGCTTGGGACGTCGACCACTGCATCACGGGCGAGCGGCCCGGCGAGCGGTCGGACTGCTCTAGCTGGTTCACCTCCGTCTACAAGTCCTGTGGCCTCCCCGATCCCAACGGGGCGGACTACAGCGGCGGCTACACGGGCACGCTCGGTACGCACGGCCGGCCGGTCAGCCGCGGGGCACTGGACTCCGGCGATGCGATCCTGTTCGGCACCGCCCCGTTCCACCATGTCGAGATGAAGCTCGGCCACGGCGGGACTGCCACGATCGGGCACGGCAGCGCGCCGGTCGATCGCGGCGTCGTGGACCTCCTGCCCGGCCCGAAGGCATACCGCTCCTTCGTCTGAACGGCCGCACGGCCGGCACTCCCAGCCGCCCCCTGGTCTCCAGGGGGCGGCTTTCTCTCTTGGTGCTCGGCCCCGGGAGCGAAAAGTATCCAGATTGCGGCGGCCCCCCGTGACGCGGCGAGGTGGCGCTGCTACGTTCGCGATTGGCGGGCCGGAGCTGGTCGGTTATCTCTCGGACAGTCCCCGACCGGCATTTAACTCGCCCGCATTTTCATAGTCCGACACCAGGGGGGAGGAACCCCAAGTGAGCCAGTACCTGCGCGAGCACGGCAGCCGCGCGACGCCTCAGTCTGCGCCAATTCACGAGCACCAGGTCGAGGACTCGGCCGGCGGCTATGTCTGGTCGGTTGACGACTGGACCCTGGCACGGCGGTTCTTGATCCTCGGCACCGAGGGGGGCAGCTACTACGTGGGCGAGCGGCCTTTGACTGCAGACGCTGCCGCCTCCGTCCGCCGCTGCATCGCCGCGGACGGCATCAAAGCAATCCGGTTGATCTGCGAAGTCAGTGAAGGCGGACTGGCCCCCAAGAACGACCCCGCGCTCTACGCCCTCGCAATGGCGACCGCCGCGGAGGCCGAGGCGGTTCGGCGCGCGGCATGGGACGCTCTGCCGGCGGTCGCCAGGACCGGCACCCACCTTCTGCACTTCTGCGCCTTCCGAGAGCTTTTCGGCGGTTGGGGTCGTCGCGGCCGGATCGGCGTCAGCCGTTGGTTCAACGACAAGGAGCCGGAGGCGCTCGCGTATCAGCTCATCAAGTACCGACAGCGCGACGGCTGGTCCCAACTCGATGCGCTGCGCACGGCGCACCCGCATCCGCCCACCCCCGAGCACGACGCTCTATATCGCTGGGTCACGAAGGGAATCGCCCCGGTGCCGCCGCAGCGGCTGGTCGACGGCTTCATCCGAGCGCAGGCTTCCGAGTCGCCGGCAGAAACGGCCGCCCTGATCCATGACTACGGGCTTCCGCGAGAGGCTGTGCGGACGGATCACCTGAAAGCGCCGGAGGTCTGGGCGGCCCTCCTAACCGACATGCCGATGACGGCGCTGATCCGCAACCTGGCCACCCTGACGCGGGTTGGCCTGCTGGTCCCGTTCAGCGAGGCGGAGCGCATCGTCCTCGACCAGCTCGGCGACCAGGAGCGCCTCCACGCTGCGCGCGTCCACCCGATCGCGATCCTCTCGGCGCTGCGTGTCTATGCCGCCGGGCACGGCGCTCGTGGTGCTGGGGAGTGGGTTCCGTGTGCTTCGGTCGTCGACGCGCTCGACGCGGCGTTCTACGCCGGCTTCAGGGAGGTGCGCCCGGCCGGGAAGCGGACGCTCCTCGCCTTTGACGTTTCTGGCTCGATGGCCGGCTTCGATGTTCTCGGGCTGGCTGGGGTTTCGGTCCGGGACGCCTCTGCCGCAATGGGCCTCGTTACTGCAGCAACTGAGCCCTACTGCACGGCGATGGCGTTCTCCGGGCCGTACAGTGAGCGGGGTTTTGGGGGGGGACGCGGCGGACCTGACGCGGCCCTCCCCTTCCCGCTCACCGGCAAGGAGCGGCTGGACGACGTGATTACCCGGATGGAGGCAATGCCATTCGGCGGGACCGACTGCGCGGTTCCGATGCAGTACGCGCTGCGCGAGCACATCGACGTCGACACGTTCGTCATCTACACCGACAACGAGACCTGGGCCGGCGAGGAACACCCGAGCCAAGCCCTCCAGCGTTACCGGGAGCGTTCGGGGATCGCTGCGCGGCTGATCGTGGTGGGCATGGCTGCTAACGAGTTCTCGATCGCGGACCCGGCCGATAGCGGGATGCTCGACGTCGTCGGCTTCGATGCGTCGGCCCCGGCGCTGATGGCGGAGTTCTCCCGCGGTGGCCTTTAGGGCATGGCGCTCGCGATCTGCCGGCGGCGGACCCTGATGGCGCGCGGATTTCCAGACGGACCGTTCCCGCCCGGCTACGGCCCGGTAAGCGCGCCGATCGAGGCGGCCGGCTATCTGCTCTTCGCGCTGCAGCCGATGCGGGCGGATGTTCCGCGCGTGTTCATCCTGCGCGCCTACGGCAGCGACGGCTGCCTGGTGGGCGAGAAGCGCCCGGCCCTAGAGCACGACAACCGCTTCGGCCCAGACGTCGAAGATCTGGCCCGGCTCGAGGCGGCCACCGAGGAACTGCTCGACGAACTCGCGACCGCCGCCGGCGAGTGAGGCCACCCCGATGCGCCGCCGGGGCATCAGCGAAGCCTCGAAGGCCCAGCGAGAGAAGGTGCGGGACGCCCTCTCGGTCGTAAGCAGCCAGCCCGGCTGCGATCCTGCTCATATCTGGCCACGGGGCCGGGGCGGCTGTGATAGCCCCGACTGCGTCGTCGCTCTGACCCGGGCCGAGCATGAGGCGTTCGACGCTGGCCGCCTGGAATTGCTTCCGTCCCTGATCGCCCGCGGTTGCTGGCGGGAGATGGCGCACCCGATCGAGGCCCATCACGTCTCGCCGGTCCAGCTGGTCGAACGGCTGACGATGGGGCCGGGCCGTGGGTAGGGCACAGCGCAGGAAGGGCGCGGCTGCCGAGCGAGAGGTGGCGGAGGTCTTCGCGCGCCACGGATTCGACCTGGCGAAGCGCTCCGGCGACGCCGGCCAACGCGACGGCGACCTCGACCACGTCGGCATCTTTTACGTCGAGGTTCGACGGCGGGAGACCCTTGCGGTTCCTGCCTGGCTTCGCGAAGTGGCGTCGAAGTGCCCGCCGGACATGGTCGGCCTGTTGGTCTTCAGGCGGTCGCGTATGGCCTGGCAGGCGTGTCTACCGCTGGGCCAGTTCCTTGCCCTTCTTGGCGACGTCCACTTGCGCGCCCTCGTCCGCAGCCGAGCGGCGCTCGACCTGCCCTCCTGGCTGCGCGAGGCCGCGATCGACCGCTCAAGCGGAGAGTTGCCCGCGGTCGTCTTCCGCGGGGCCAGCGTGCCTTGGCACGCCTGCCTATCCCTGGAGGATTTGCTGGCCGCCAGCGTCACCGGGGCGGCGTAGCTCCTGCACCGATCCTGCCGCATTGTGCAGCTCGACGGGAATGCCCCGCTCTAGGGCCTGCATGATGACGTTCGCGGTGCCGCCGGTCGGCGTGCCGAACGTATGGACAGAGAACGCGATGACGAGATGCGGCTCTAGGTCGAGCATGGCGCTATTCCGCCGCGGCCCGGCACTCTTGCGGTAGGTCTCCCAGAGCGCCTTCACCGTGGCGACGTGCAGCCCCCGGCGACAGGCGGCGATCATCGCGATGGTGTCAGCACCGGCTGCGCCGCCCTGGATCACGACGGCGTGGTGCGGAAGCTCGGAGACGCGCTTGGCGATGTGCTCGGCGTCGGTCCATTTCCGGCTGCCGCAGATCAAGATCCTCATCGCGCACTCCGCCCCCGACTGCCGGCCTTACGCCTCCCTCCGTTTCGACGACGACTGATCGTGGGATCGCGGAACTGAAGCCCGAAATTGTGCGCATATGCCCGGCGTCCTGCGTGTGCGGCCTCGCGGGATGAATGCACCAGGCCCTTCGTGAGTATGTCCATGACCAGTACCCGCTGGCTGTCGTCCAGGTTTTCGAGGGCGCGCTGGCCGGCGGTGGTCAGCTTGTGGGGGTTGCGGAGGATTTCCCCCCACTCGGTATAGAACCAGCGTCGCTCCTCCAGATCGAACCAGCCGTACTTCCTGTACCACGCGAACTTGCGCCCGACGCTCGCGGTGGCGTTGTCGTCGGCGAGGCGAAGCTCGCCGGCAATATCGGCAGATTCGGCTCGGCCTTCATCGTCTGCGGCCCGATCGAAGGCGGCCCAAATCTCGGAGTCAGAGAAGTTTTCCAGCGTCAAAGTCACGGGCTATCAACCTCCGTAGCGAGTTCGTAGTGTGCGGCCTTGCGGTCGCTGTCTTTCGGGGTGCGTTCGCCGACGAGCAAGACCTCGCCCTCGGACCGGAAGATTTCCAGCGCCGCCTTCGCGGTTGAGTTGTCGAGCTTCGGCTTGGCGGCTTCGCCGACGTGCCTGACCGTAAAGGGACCATCTGCGGCTACAACCAGCACCGCCTCCCAGGCTCTTGCAAGGACCGGCTCGGTAACTTTCCGAACTACCTTTTTCTGCGCCTTGGCCTTCGACGTGCCGTTGGGAGTCGACTCGCGCGGGGGAAACCCCACAGCGACGCTCATGCGTTCGGCGGCCTTGATCTCGTTTTTCTTCTCCTGGACCGCTGCCTCGCGTTCCCTGAGTTCCGCCTCAAGGCGCGGCCGTTCGTCCGCAACGGGTTGAACAAGCTCGCGGAGCCAGGGGGGCTTCGAGGCGTCAATCGCAGCCGCCCCGTCGTCGACGGGCGAAGGTGGCGCTCCGCCGTTGAGATCAGGAAGGTCGCCGGCCGCCTCTTTCGTCGCATAGTGCTGGGCCACCTGGGCGCTGGCATTGCCGTCAGGTATTCGCTTCGCGCGGAGGACCAGGAAGCCCGTCACGAGAAACGCCTCGATGACCTTACGGGCGGACGCTTCGGAGCACCGCATCTTTTCCGCGAGCTGCCGAATGGTGAACTCGGCCGGCAATTTCGCGATTGCCTTCCGCCCCCGCACGATCATCTTCTCCGACAGATACGGGTGGTCGATCGCGTTCACGTCGCCGCTGCCGTTGAGGTTCAGGGAGGAGCGAGCGGCCTGGATCACGGCGTCAGCCGTCTTAACCTCCCGATCCTTGGCCGTCGCTTCGCTGCTGAGGCGGTCGCGCTCTGCGGCCACCTCCTCGCGTCCTCGTTCGACGTCCGCAACGGTCGCCTCGATGATCTGGGCGGGCGCTCTATCGGCGGCGGTAGCCATCTCAGGCGGCCGTCCCCGCCGTCCCCATCTCGGCCTTGAGTTCGCTGCTGATTTCGGCCCTCAGGGTCTCGCGCATCGCTGCGACCTCGATCCTGATTTGCTCGCTCCACTCCATTCGGAGCTGGTCGAGTTCGACGCCCGGCACCCGGTTGAAGACGATCCATTCCCAGGGGACGACTTCGCCGAGGGTCTCGGAGTAGTAGGCCGCGATCCGCTCATAGCCCTTGCGGCCAGCCTGGCGCTTTGCTTCCTCCCAGGTCTGGAGGGTTCGCAGCGGGATGCCGGACGCTTTCGCCGTTGCGCGCTGGGAGAGCGCCGTGCGCGAGCGCAGCCGGCGCAGACGTTTCGCAATTGCCTCCAGGTCAACTATCGAATCCGGTTTGCTTTCCGCTGTCTGGGCCATGTGCCGCCTCCGCCTCCCCCGTTTTGGTCTTGCCATCTGACGCCGCCCTCCCCCGCCATAGCGGCGGGCGGCTCCCCGGAAGCCTAACGCAATTAGATTGCGTCGCAAATTGCAGGGCGTTGCGTTTGACGCAATCCGATTGCGTAAAAACGGGGCTATCCTGCGTCGCGATGAATCGCCGTGTCGAGGGTGTTCGAGGTAGAACTGGCGAGGGTGGCGGTCAAGTGGCAGCGCCCCTCGAAGTGGATCTGCCCTGCTGCGACGTTTGTGGCCGCGTCGGGAAGCTGCCGATCGGCTACGCGCCCGGCGTCCACGCCTGCGTCGGGCCGAGGGACGCGCCGCACAAGCGGACAGCGATGAAGGCCCGCCGTTTCGTGGAGAAGCGGGGGCACACCGCCCCCGAGCGGAGGAGCCGTGCCCCCGGATAGGGGGCCACGAGCACAACCTGCGGGTAACGCGCGGCGCGCGACCCGGCCCCCCAGGAAGCGGGCACGACGAGGAAAAAAGGCACGCACCTTGCGCGCTCTTCAGCGCGCCCTCGCAACCGCCGGGGAAATCCAGGGCACCTCCCGGATGCGCCAGCGGCGTCGATCGGCGGGCGAAGCTAACGCTGCCGCGTCCCTCGATACCGACCTGGAGCTTCTGTACGAGGTGCTGGGGGACGACAAGCGAGGCATCTTCGCTCTCGGCCTGGTCCCGAACGGCTCGCCCTATCACGGGCAGACGTGGCGGCCCAGGTGACGCCGAATGACGTGGGCCAGGCTTGACGACACGTTCCACCACCACCCGAAGCCGATGCAGGTGAATCTAGCCGCACTCGGCCTCTTTGCCCTGGGCCTCAGCTACTCGGCAGACAACGGGACGCGCGGCCGGCTCCCGGAGAAGTGGGTGCTCGGCCGAATCGTCGGCGACGACGGGACCGCACCGCAGCAACTCGTTGACGCCGGCCTCTGGGCGCGGGACGGCTCGGACTTCGTGATCCACGACTTCCACGACTACAACCTCACGCCAGAGGAAATCGAGGCACGGCGGTCGGGGAATCGAGACCGCAAGCGTCGCCAGCGTGACCGCGAACGTGAGTCACCCGTGACAGAGGACGTGACGCCGGGATCGGGTCCGGGGTCGGTCTCGGAGTTCGAGGACTGGCTAGGGCACTACCGGGTCTGCACGGGGCGTGTGGGGGTACGCGGCTCCAAGCCATCGCGGGAAGCCTTCGCCGCGAGGCGGAAGGAAGGGCGGAGCCTGGACGACCTGAAGCTCGCCACGATCGGCTGCCACGGCGACGAGTTCTGTCGAGAGCACGGGCACGACGTCCCCGACACGATCCTGCGGGCCTCGAAGGTCGAGCGCTACATCCAGCTTGCCCGGCAGCCCCGCCGCGGGGGGTCTTCGGCCCTCTCCGAGGACTTGAGTGAGCTGGAGGCGGAGCGCCAGCGCTTGCTCGCCGAGGAAGGTGCCACTTGACCCGCCCGGAATGGATCGAGGTCGTTCAGGCCATGCGGGTGAACTGGCCGCACGCGACGATCCCAAGGGAGTCGATCGCGAAGTGGTATGAGGACGTGAAACACCTTCCCGGTCCCCAGGTTCGGGTGGCGGCCGAGGCGATCTATCGGGACGGGAGGGAGTTCCCACCGAACGGCGCACAGCTCTTGGCGAAGGTCTCCGAGCTGAGCCGCGACGACCCTGACCACGGCGAGGCGTGGCGGCTGGTCCGCGAGGCGCTCTGGAAGCACTCGATCCACTACGAGCCGCGGGCGTTCTATGCCTACCTGGGGGAGCGATCCCCGGCCGTTGCCGAGGCGGCCCGCCGCTTCGGGTTCGAGGCTCAGAGCGGCTACCTCATCGCCGAAGAGGGCACCGTGCGCGCCCAGTTCCGCGAGATTTACAAGGCCGTCTGCCGGGAGCGCCGCCACGACGATGCCTACGCGGGCCTGCCCAGCGCCGGCCTTCGCGGACTGGAGAGGGGACCGCGCCGGCTCGAGGCGGCGTTGCGGCGGGCGCTTCCCGAGAGGGCCTCGGCATGACCGGCCGGCAACCACTCGACGCCCTCGCGAATGCCAATCGGGTCCGCTTGGCCCGCACGCAGCTCAAGCGGGAAATCAAGGCCGGCACCACGGACGTCGCCACCGTTCTCCGTCGTGACCTTCCCGACTGGCTGGAGGGCATAACCGTCGAGGAGCTGCTGAAGGCACAGCCGGGCGTCGGCAAGGTTCGCGTCAACCAGTTGACGGCCCTGGCCAGCGTCAGCCATCAGCGACGCCTTGGCCTAGTGACCCATCGGCAGCGGCACGTCCTCGCGGCGGCGTTGGACGATCTGTCTACGGGAGACCGCTGATTTCCTAAAAAAAGCAGGGATATTTTGCTAGCGGGTCTGCTTGAATACAACGTCGGGAATCCGCTTGTGGTGACGCGGAGGAGCGGAGGCAATTGCGGTACTCCTGAGCCACGGCCTAACTGGGCGGGGAGAGAGAAGGCCCCAGATGCGCCGAGAGCGTCTAGTCCTGCGCGCGTTGTCGCGCCGAGGTGAAAAATGAAGATCATCGAAGCGGCCATAGAGGCGTACTTCCGCGAGATTGACACCGAGCCGCCCCCGCCAGGCTCTCGGGCGCTCGCGAAAATGGCCGTCGAGACCGCAGGCCCGCTTCTGTTCGCGGGTTGGGGGCGCGAGCTGACCGGCGCTCGCGTGGTCGCTGTCGCAGAGGACGCCTACGCCTCGTCTACGACCTCGGTCTCCGGCATCTTGGAGATGGCCGCGGCGGCGGTCGCGGAAGGCGAGGGACCGGCAGATGAAGCGAAGGAGGCGGTGGCGGCTGCCTACCGGCGGGCGATCGGGACCGCGCCGCCCGCGCCGGGCATCACGAAGCTCGCAGCCGTGACGGTCGACTCCGCCGTGCCGATGTTTCGCGAGAAGTGGGAGCACGCGCTGCTTAGCAAACGAGCGGTCAAAGCCGGCGAGGCGGCCCTGGCGAGCGAGCTGGCGCGCCCCAGGTTGACCTCAGTCATGCGGGCGGTCGCCGCCGCGGTGGACGAAGGGGAGGGTGGCTAGGGGAGACCTCTCGCGCTTCGTCGCCGAAAGCAACCGTGTCGAGGGCATCAGCAGGCCCCCAACCGAGCGGGAGATCGCGGCGCACGAGGCATTTCTGGACCTTCCGGCCATCGAGGTCGCCGACCTAGAGAACCTCGTGGCCGTCTGCACGGACCGGCGGGGCAGGCTACGGGGGCAGTTCGGCATGGACGTGATCGTCGGCCAGCGCATCCCGCCGCCGGGTGGGATCGCCGTAGTGGAGGGCCTGCGCGAGCTGTTGATCTCGGTCAACTGCTGCGAGCGAACGCCCTGGCAGGCGCACGTCGAGTACGAGTGCCTTCATCCATTCCTCGACGGCAACGGGAGATCCGGTCGGGCGCTGTGGGCTTGGCAAATGTGGCGAGACGGCCTGGACCCGTTCGCCCTGCCCTTCTTGCATCGCTTCTACTACCAAACGCTCGACAACGCGAGGCCCGATGCCTGACGACTCGATTCCCCGTCTCGCCGATCGCCGGCAGGCCACCCCCGTCCACGCCTACCTATCGACGGCCTGCCACCACGGCCACCACGAGAGATGCCGCCGAAGCTGCAAGTTCTGCGGCGCGCCTTGTAGGTGCGCCTGCCATAAGGCCAAACCAGCAGCATGAGCAGAACGAAGACCAAAATCACCGAGGGCTTGGCCCTGAAGCGCCTCCCGCCGGTCCGGCGGCCGTCCCCGCGCGCCCGCGAGGACGGCCCCGAGCATCTAGCAAGCGCTGCCCGCCGGCTCCAGGCGATCCTCTCGAACCGGGACGCTGAGCACGCCTACGGCGTCCACGTCCGGGAAGAGGATCGGCCGGCATCCCATCGCCCTTCCGGCGGTGACTCGCTCGCCGAAGATCGCGGTGCCGGTGCCCTGAGCGATGACCCGGGCGCGGTCCTCGATCGGGACCAACTGCCCGCGGCCGGCCGGCCTGATAACGACCCCGTCGAGGAGACCTCGTAGGAGGGAGTTCCGCTCTTGATCGTTCAGCGCCCCCCAAACTTCGGCCCCGGTCCCCTCGACCGCGTTGGCCGGCTGGCGATTCATGGCGGCGTACAGATTGTCCTTGGCCGCCTCGATGGTCTCGCGCCGCTTCCGCGCTCCGGCCGCGAATGCCTCTGCGCCTATCTCCGTCGCGCTGACCGCCTCCAGGTAGCTGGTCAACTCCAACTCCGCTGCGTCAACCGTCTCCTGAGCCGCACGGACCTCGCTAACCGAATCGCTGGCTTCAACCTGGAGCCGCTCCAGCTCGTTCAGCGCGATCGTTTCGACGTAGCGGTCAAGGGTCTTGCAGGTCACGCTGCTCGTAGCGGGGCAGGTGCCGCCACTGAAGTGCCCGCGGCATTTGTAGCTGAACCCCTGCCGCTCATTCCCGGTCCCCCGGTGCATGAGATGGCCGCAGCTTGCGCAGCGGACAAGACCCGCGAGAAGCGCCACGGGTCGCGGCTCCGAATCGCCGGTCTTTTTCCGGCCGGGCCTAACGCCTTCGTCGAGCTTCCGCTGCACGGCATCGAAAAGCGCCCGCTCGACGATCGCCGGATGCGCGTTCGGGTTCGAGAACGGCGCGACGTTGACCTCGCCGATGTAGACCCGATTGCGCAGCATCTGCCGCACTCCGCTAATCGACATCTTCAGCGATCCCAACGCGAGCTGGCGGGCCGTCGCCGTCCCCGCCAGGATTTCCGCGAATGCAGAATGCACCAGGGGGGCGTCGGGGCCGGGCGTCAGTCGCCGATCGTCGCCCTTGACGTAGCCGCGCGGCACTTTGGGTGCCTGCCAGATGCCTGCCTCCGTGGCGTGCTGCCGTCGCCGCAGCCAACCCTCGGCGGACTGTTCGCGCTGGTGCGTGTTGATCGCAATCAGCAGGTTGCGCTGCAGCTTCCCGGTGGAATGCATCGTCGTCTTGTCAATGCCCTCCTGGACCGAGACCACCTCGCCCCCGGCGGCCTCGATCCGCGCCCAGACCTCAAGCTGCTCCTCGATATTCCGGCCCATCCGGCTGAGGTAGGCCACAACCAGGCCGGCATACCGACCGGCCTCAATGCCCTCAACCGCCTGCAGCAGGCTGGGCCGCTGGGCGATTGGCAGGCCACCGGAGACGTTCAGCTCCGGCTCAAGGATGTCGAGGCGGGCACCTCGTCGGGCCGCCCACGCTTCGACGTCTTCGACCTGGTCGTCGGTCGAATGAAAGCGGTCGTCGTCGACCTTGCGGTCGCCCATCTGGCTGACCCGCAGGACTGCCGCAAACGTCTCCATTTGCTCGCTCCGTTTCCGGCCAGTCCGCTACCTAGTATGGCACTAAGAACGCTAGACGGGCGTGCTGCGCACCACCGTGATCGTCGGGCCCGACGGCAGGGTCGCGAAGGTCTTCCCGAAGGTGCAGCCGAAAAAGCACGACAGCCTCGTGCTCGCGGCGTTGGCAGAGCTCGCATTGGT